TCAAAATGAAGCCTTCACCTCGCGCCAACGCGAGCGCTGCACCTCCCACGTCCCCGCGTGTGCAACAGCCCGGAGGACTCGCTCGCTGAGGGGCTCCTTCCCTTCGACGGCTTCGAGAAACAGCACCTCCTCCTGGATGTCCGGCGCCAGCAGCAGCAAGTCCAGCAGGTGCGTCACACGCGCTCGAGTAAAGCCCAGTTGACCTGCGACGTCCGCTGCGCTCGCCACGAGGCCCCGCCCAATGGCGGACTCCAGATGGTGCGCCAGGGCCAGCATTCGCGCGACGTGTGCTGGCCGGCGCGCCACCTCTCGCGGCGGGGGTGGCGCCCCCCCTCGGAGGCGCACCACCTTCGCGCGACGCACGCGGTGGAAATGCGCACTGACGAGGCCGGCCTCCGCCGGCTGAGACTCCGGACTCGCGCTCACGCCGCCACCTCCTCGCGCCCAGTCGCTGCGGCCTCACCAGCGTGGGCCATATGCACGTCGACCTGGCCCGTCGCCTCGTTCACCACCACCCGGCCAACGAGGGCCCGCAGCAGGCGCCCCCGATTCGTAGAGGTGAGGGCGTCCCACACCGCGTCGAAGTTCGCCAGAGCCTGGGCCACCCACTCCGCCTCCACCTTCTCCCCCTCAATGGCGTCCAGGGCGCGCTCCACCTCCGCCAGCCGCTTCCGCATACCGGCGACCTCCTCTTCCGCGGCCGTCAGCTTCTCCTCAACGAGGCGCCGGGCTGGGCCCTCCAGCTTCGAGAGGGAGTCCACCCACTTCGCGGACGCCGCAGCGCGCTTGGCCACGTCTCTCGGAAGCTGCGCGCGCTCCGCGCGCAGAGCCTGGTGCTTCTCCTCCAACCGCGCCGTGAGGCGGGCATGCACCTGGGCGGCGAAGCCGTCACCTACCGAAACCTCCCGCAGCTGCGCGACGACGAAGTCCTCCAGGGCGCCTGCCGGCAGGGGAGCGGCCCGGCACCCCTCCTTCCCTTGCTTGTCCCGGGTGACGCAGCGGTAGTAGCGGTACTCGCGCTCGCCCTTGCGCGTGCTGCCGGGCGTCATCGCCTCGCCGCACAGGCCGCAGCGCAACAGCCCTCGCAGCACGTAGTCGGGGTTGCGCCCGTGATACTGGAGGCCAGGGCCCTCCAGCATGTCCTGCACCCGGTGGAAGGTGGCCCTGTCTACAATCGCCGGGTGCTCGCCTGGGTGCGTCTCCTCCCCATAGGGAACGAAGCCCGCGTACAGGGGACTCCTCAAGAGGCGCAGCACATCCTGCGTCGTCCACCTCCGGGCCGCGCGTGTCGCCCCGTTCTGCGCCTCGTACCGCTTCGTCGTGCGCCCCTTCTCGTTGAGGAGGCGCGCCACCGCCGAGGCCTGCTGGTGTTGGAGGTACAGCTCGAAGGCCTCCCGCACCACCACCGCCTCGTACTCATTCACCACGAGGCGCTTGTCCTTCACCTCGTAGCCCAGCGGCGCGCGGCCTCCCGTCCACTTCCCCTTGCGTCGCGCAGCAGCCACCTTGTCCCGCGTCCGCTCGGAAATCATCTCCCGCTCGAACTCGGCGAAGGACATCAGCATGTTCAACGTCAGCCGGCCCATGGCATCCGCCGTGCTGAAGTTCTGCGTCACCGAGACGAAGGAGGCGCCTGCCGCGTTGAGGCGCTCCATGACTTTCGCGAAGTCGAGGAGGCTGCGGGAGAGGCGGTCCACCTTGTACACCACCACCACGTCTACCCGGCCCGCGTCCACGTCCTGCAGCAGCCGCTGGAAAGCGGGCCGCTCCATGTTGGCGCCGGTGAAGCCACCATCGTCGTAAGACTCGTCCACCAACACCCAGCCGGGCTGGCGCTGCACGTAGGCGACACAGGACTCGCGCTGGGCGTCAAGGCTGTTGAATTCCATCTCCAGGCCCGCTGCCGTGGACTTGCGCGTATAGACGGCGCAGCGCTTCTCCTCGGTAAGCGGTGCTTTGCTCTTCCTCATGGCTCCTCCGTCCCCGCTGTCGTTGTCGGCTGCACCGGCTCGGCGCTCGAGGCATCCTTCTGCCCGGCGAGCTGCTCCGCGACGGCCACAAGCCGCTCCAGGTTGTTGTTGAGGCGCGTCAGCTGGCGGACGAGCTGCGGCATCGTCGTCTCGTAGAAGCGCTGGCCCATGTACGTCTGGAAGAAGGCGGGGCCGCTCACGGTGTCACCGCGTTGGTGCTGCCGGCCTTGAGGCCGAAGAAGGAGAAGCCATTCCAGGCCGTGCCCGTAATCAGCTTGGCCACGCTGGAGAGGCTGCGGTGAAGCTGTCCCTCGTATTCGATTCCGCCCTCGCGCACCGTCACCCGATGCTGCGTGCCCTTGAACACGCGCGTCAGCACCGTGCCCAGCGGAGGAAGGCGTGCGTCGCGCCCGTCCGCAGCGGCTGCGCGTCCGGCCCCAACGGCAGGCGAAGGCGGCGGCGCGCAGGGCTTCGTCTCCTCCACCTGCCGCATCCGCCAGCGCTCGGGCAGCTTGTCTCCCAACTCCGAGATGCGTGCGACGGCGCGCGCGGAGAGGCCCCCTTCGGCCAGCTCCTGAATTCGGAAGGCCAGGCGCTTCTTCAGGTAGTCCCGGTTCCGGCTGCGCGTGGGCTCGCCGTACACCTCCAGATACTTCTCCGCCAAATCCGGCACTGACATGCTGGCCAACGCAGCCAGTTGCTGCGGAACGTCCGCCAACTGCTTGCGCGCGGCGCGCGCAGTCTCCTTCTTCGCCATGGTGGTGTCTCCTTCGTCCGGGGCAGCACGCCCTCGGGCGAAAGCCATGGACGCTCTGTCCCCAGAAGAAGACAAGTCGAGAGTCTGCGGCTCAGCCATGCGCGCTCTCCTCCGCGCCCCACGTTGGCGTCTGTCGTTGCGACTGCGCATGTCGACGCAGCCACAACTCCCACAGGACCTCGGCCAGCACGTCGACGGCATCCTCGCGGCGTTGCCGCCGGAGGCTCGGCCGCTCAGCCACCGTGGCGTCATCCTCAACCTGCTTTGACATTCTCGGGTCCATCACCATGACAAGAGCCACCTGCAGGCATTTGGGGACACGCCCACGCGTCTCCACGCCCCACGGCTGCCAGCCGTAGGGCACTCACCGCTCGGGCCGGCTATCCGTTGACGTCATCCGCCGTGTAGTCGCCGTTGCGCGCGCGCCAGTCGTGGGAGTGCGGGAAGTCCTCTGCCGAGACGAGGCGCGTGCGCGACAAGTCCATCACCACGGCGCGGCGGCGGTTCATTCTCCCGTCGAAGCAGACGCGCTCGTTCAGGGCGACGACGTAGCCCCCCTCGCGGAGATTCTCGTGCATCAGGCGCCGCAGCGCCTTCGTGTCCACGATTTCGCCCTCGTAGTCGATGCGCTTGCAGTGGGCGCGGAAGGCGTCGTAGGCGCTCTCCAGGTGCAGGCAGAAGCGCTCGCCCTCGAAGGCGTAATGCACCCGGTGCCGCAGCTCCCCCTGAACGGCCATGACGCCCAGCATCTCCAGGAAGACGTCGAGGGCATTCTTCACCCCGGCTTCCGTCTCAAGGATGTCCGCCAGCACGGCGTTGACTGCTTCGCGGGCCCCCAAGTCCACGGGCAGCTCGTAGCCGCACTCTTGGGCGAATGTCTCGAAGAGGTGCAGCCCCAGCAGCATGGCCACCACGTTGTCGACGACGCGCGGTGGCACTTCACGTCCCTCAAGGAAGTCGTCCGCCACGGTGCGGGCCACGCGGTAGTCCGCGTCGAAGTTTCGCCCCAGGCAGAATTGAATGTAGCGAGGCGCGAAGAGGGCCAGGTTGGCGGCCTTCAACTTGCGGAAGGCCGCCCGGCAGTCACGCCGCTTCAGCGTCGCCTTCTCGGGGTTGACGGTGAGAAGGCGCTCGAGGAGAGCGGCCTCCGTGGGGCGTGTCTCGCCGGCCACGCACAGCGGCGCTTGCAAGCGGTAGCTCACCACCGACAAGTCCGAGCGGCCACGCTCCTCTGTCTCCCCGCGGTAGAGGCGCCGCATGTAGCGGTGCAGCATCTGAAGGCGGTGCAGCGGCATGTCGTAGGGCTTGTACTCGTCGGCCACCACGGGCACGGAGCGCGTGGCGGACAGCAGCTTCACCAAGGCGAACTCCGTTTCCGTCACGCTGTAAGCGTCCGAGGCCGGCACGCCGAAGAGGGGCCAGAAGACGTCGGTGCACATGCTCGACTTGCCGCTACCTTGAGTCCCGTGGATGAAGAGGAGCGGGAAGGAGCCCACCTTCTCCATCAGGCGCGGCTTCATGGGCGTGGCGAAGAACCAGCCCAGCATGGGCAGCACCACCTGGGGCGTGTTGATTTTCAGGAGGCACTCGAAAACCGTTCTCGCCACCTCGTGAAAGGTGTCGTCGTCCGTGGCCTCGTAGCGAATGCGCGATTCCAGCGAGGTGCCATTCGGCAGGTACGCCACGGGGGAGTCTGAGAGGAAGCCTCCCACCCCAATGGTGCACTCAGGCGCCACCCAGACGTGGTGCGCTCCCCGCTTGAAGTCCCCAAGCATCGTGGTGCCTGGCAGCCGCGGCGCCGGCCGGCGAGCCACCACGCGCAAGAGGCCCTGCACGTTGTTGTCGCTGCCCGTCCACTGCGTGTGGACGGAGGGCAGGTGGTGCAGCAACTCCTTGCGCGAGCTGAAGGCCCGTCGCGGCAAGCGCGCCCCGTCCAGGTGGGTGCCCTTGTCCGTGCGGATGTCCCCGAGGAACACCTCCCCCTCCTCGGTTTCGACGACGGCCCTGGGCGTGAAGGTGAAGGAGGAAATGGCCTTCGCCTCACCCCGCTGCGTCACCGTGTAGTAGCAGTAGGCGTCCTCGTACACCTCGCCGTCGATGGTGTCGTCGCCGCTGCTGCCCTTCCCGCCTCCCTTGGAGTCCGCGCCCTCCGCACCCTCTCCCGCTGCTGAAGTGCGCACGGCACGGGCCATGGACAGCCGCAGCTTCTGCGCGGGCAAGCCCGTGCGCACCTCCAGCAGGCCCAGGTACTTCTCCTGTGCGGACGGAGGCCGGTGGGCGATGGCCTCCAGAATCGGCTTGAGGCGGTACTCGACGTCCTGGGCCGGTACCGTGGCGAGCGCCTCCACGGCCTTCTCCACGTCGAAGACGACGTCGTAGAGCTCGCAGCGCACGTCCGGCTCGCGGTTGACGCGGCAGTAGCCCATGCCCTGGAGGGAGTGGCAGGGCGGCGCCACGGCGCCATCCTCGCGGGCGGTGGCCACCACCTTCTCGTAGGCCTTGCGGATGTAGCCGACGCCGTCCCGGCCCTTCAGCTTCCCCAGGCCCCGCCTGTCGTACTCGAGGACGAGTTCGGTGATTTCGTCGAGGCCCAGCCCCTTGTGCGCGAAGAAGCGCACCATGTTGAAGATGGCGACGCTCCGGTCCTCCGCACCCTCCTGCCACAAGCGCAGCACCGGGCCGCACATCTCCACCGGCTGCGCCCAGTCGTACTCGCCCGTCGCCGTCCGGCGGGCCTTCACCGTCCCCAGCGGTGCCGAGGCGGAGGGTGCCAACGGCAACGTCACCTGGGCCGGACGCGCCAGGTTCGCCACGGGCTGCTGCACCGGCGCGCGCAGCAGGCGCTCCAGGAGAACTGCGTCTTCCATGCGCTCGAAGCCGGCGAGCGCCCGAGCTGCTCGGTGAGGCCGCTCCGCTGTCCCCACCCCTTTCCGGCTGACGGTGCCCACCACCTTGATGATGCGGGCCACGTCGTGGATGGAGTCCACGTGCACGCATTCGGAGGCGAATCGGGCACGCACCTCGGCTTCGAAGGCCTTCAGGCCCGCCTGCACCCGCTCGTGGCTCTCGCCCTCCAGGGACTGCGGCGGCAGGGCGAACCAGAGCTGCGCCCCGTTGCCGCTCATCATCAGCCGCGGCCGAACGAGGCCCTGCTCTTCGCACCAAGCCGCAGCGGCCTCAGCCACCTGGAGCGTCAGCGAGAGCTCGTGCTCGGTGCTGGCCGTGTCCTTGGGGCGCACCGGGTCCAGGTCCACCACCGTGGCCGTCACCACCTCGATGTCCTTGCTTCCCGCCCCAGTCCGCAACGGGCGCAGGACGTTGGGGGCCAACTCCAGCAGGCGCCGGGGGCGCGGCTGAATGCCCACGTACACGTTGCCGGCAGCATTGGCCTCGACGCATGCCGCGACGAAGGACTCCTCGTCGTTGAAGTAGCCAATGCCCACAATTCCTCCGCCACCCGGGCGGATGACGCGGACTTCGCTCACACCATGCGGCGCGTGTGCCAGCCACCGCCAGATGGAACGAATGGATTCGGGATTGGGAGTGGTTTCAGTAGGTGTCGTCGTCATGGGTGTGCACTCCTTGCTTCAGTTCAATGAGGGACAGCCGCGGGCGCTGCTCCTACCCCCAGCACTGCGGCGTACTGCTGGCGGCGCTTCACGTGGTGGCGCCGCAAGAGCGGCACCTTCCTGTCGAGGAAGTCGATGAGGACAGCGCTCTTCTTCTCCGGATGGGGACGCATCAGGCGTCCGAGGCGCTGGACGGTGCGTCCCTTGGCGCAGCCGGGGTACGCCACGAAGACGCGCGAGAGGCGCGGCAAGTCCAGCCCCTCATCCGCCAGGCTGGTGGCCACGAGGACGCGGACGCGTCCATCACGAGCCTTGTCCAGGAGGGCCTTGCGCTCCTCGCGCGGCACCGCGCTCGTCAGCGCGGCGGCGGGAATGCCCGTGGCCGACAGCCGCTGCGCTAGCAGTTCGCAATGGTCCACCCGCCCCGTGAGGACGAGGCACAGGTGGCCTGCCCATGCTTCGCGGGCCACGGCGCCAAGGACGAGGTCATTGCGAGCCTTGTCCTCCACCAGCGCCCCCAGCATGGGCGCGTAGTCCGCCGAGCCGACGTAGGGGTACTCGAAGGCCGTCTCCACGGCGCGCACCTCGGGCACCACCAGCACGCCGCGCGCAACGAGGTCCTCGTGCTTCACCACGGCCAAGGGGGCGCCCAGGTAGAGGCGCAAGAGGGGAGTCAGCCCGTCCTCCCGCGCGGGCGTCGCCGTCAGGCCCAGCCGGTAGCGCGCCGGGCAACGGTCCACGATTCGGTGGAAGGCGCTGGCGGCGATGTGGTGGGCCTCGTCCAGGACGATCAGGCCGAAACGGTGGAGGAAGGCGTCGAGCTTCGCGTCCTCCCATCGGGTGAGGGACTGGACGACGGCCACGGTGACGGGCTGCACATCTTCCTCGCCCGCGCCCACGAGGCCTGCCTCCAGGCCCAGGCGCTCACGCACGTGCTCTCGCCACTGCTCCGCCAGGTCCAAGGTGTGGACGAGGATGAGCGTCGGCGTGCGGAGCCGAGAGATTGCGCCGACGGCTAGGACGCTCTTCCCCGCCCCGCATGGCAGCACTGCCGTCCCCTGGGTGGCCTTCGCCAGCCGCTCCACAGCCTCGGCCTGGTAGTCGCGCAAGGACACCGCCGGCAGCTTCGCCAAGCGCTTGGGCGGCAGCACTCGCGCGTCCTCGAAGGACAGCGTCAGGCCCGCCTCGTCGGCGGCCCGGCGCAGCAGGTGAATGGCCCCGCGCGGCAGCACCAGCTCGCGCCCCTCCTGGCGGAAGAAGTACAGCGTCTGGGGCTCTGCCCCCGGGCGCTTGCGTAGCCGCACCAGCTTCCAGTACGCGGGGTTGGGCAGGGAGAGCGCGCGGCAGAGGCCCTCCAGCACCTTGGGCGGCACGTCGCCCACCGCGAGCCGCAGCCCGGCATCCACACGCACGCGCAGCGTCCGCTTGCCCGTGCTCGTGTTGCGCGTAGGCGCAGACGGCGCGGCCCCCACGCTGGAGTCATGGGTGCGAGAGACAACACGTCCCCCGTCCCCGCGCATTTCGGAGAAGTCTTCCACCATTCTTGTCTTCCTCAGAGAAGCGCGTCGGGGGCACGCAACAGGCCCCCTTCGCGCACAGCTACGGCAACCAACTTCAGTGGGGCGTGCTTACGGCCCGAAGGGGTCCACGTCCGCGACACTCTCCGCGGAGTATTCGGCGACGAGGGAGTCGACGAAGGCGCGCGCCAGCTCGCCCTTCGACGCCGGGATGTCCCGGATGCGCTGGACGGCGAACTTCTGGAGGAAGCGGTCCACGGCCTCTCGCGGCAGCGCCTTCAGCGCGGTGGCCATGGCCTGCGCGAGCTTCACGTCGACAGGCTCGCTCGCCTTCGCGCTGGAAGCGCCCGTTGGCGACGCGCCGCTCACCGCGCCAGCCGCCTCCGCCGCGTACAGCTTCGGCAGGTCATGCTGGTGCAACGACTGAAAGGCCGACATCTCCTCTGGAGTGAGTTGCCGGTCCGGGAGAATGCTGTACGTCGTCTTCGGGTCCTTCGGCGCCCCGCGCCGCTTCACCTCGAAGGCCCACTTCTCCAGCCCGTACTTTGCCCGGAGCTCCATCAGCGTGTTGAAGAAGGTGACGGCCTGCTCCACCACCTTCACCTCGCGGCTGTCGTAGAGGGCCACGTTGAGGGACACCCGCAGCGAGGGCTTGTGCCCCTGGGCCTTCAGCTTCTCGTCGAAGGGGACGAACTTGTTGTCGACGAAAACCACCTCGCGCGGGTGCGGCTCCCCGAGGAAGACGACGACGGCGGTGTCCCCGTCATTCGCGAGCTTCAGCCAGGCACCGCCCTGCTGCTCATTCTGCTTGGCCATTGCGGCCGTCTGTTCCCACATGTTGGCCATGTGCTTCACTCCTCCTTCTGGCAGTGCGTGGTGGTGGGGTGCTCGCGCCGGTACACGGAGAACAACTCAGTGCCATCCTCCGCGCAGCCCGCAGGCTCGACGTTGAAGTCCGCTTCGGCGTCCACCACATGCTGAATCTCCCAGCGGCGGTAGAGGCCCGGCAGGCGGACATAGTCATTGTCCTCGGGCGCTGCGTACTCACTGCAGTGGCATACGCCCCTGTCGGCCGCAGCAGTCCCTGCCTCGTCGCCAGCGACTCGGAGGTAATGGGAAATGAGGCGCACATGCGTCTCCTCACGCTCAAATGGTCTTCGCGTGGCTGTCTTCACTCCAGCCCTCCAAGCCCTCTCGGCAATAGGAATGCGGCGCTGTCCACGGGAGGTGGACAGGCTGCGTAAATGCACTTCCGGAATGGGGCCCGAGAATGGCCCCGTCATTCAGTCAAAGGCAGGCTGTAACGAATCGGGGACATCAGCCGCCTGACATTGCAGGCCACCGCGCCGTCTCCCGCTCTGCTGAGCCTTCAATCCCGTCCAGGTTGTTTCAAATCTCACCACTACTAAAAGCACTTTCGCGAAGCGATTTGGGACAACGAAATTTTCCGGGCATTTTTTTCTTCATTTTTCGCAGACGCCCCAGGGCCCGCTGGACGCGCTTGCGCACTGCCGCAGGCGCAAGCCCCAAGCTCGTCCCCACCTCGACATAGCCCTCCTCATAGAGAAGGACGGACACCAGCAACTCCGTGTCTTCTCCAACAAGTGGGCGGAGCCATGCGCGCAGCTCCTCCACCTCCGACTCGAAGGAGAGGACGAGTGACACGGAAGGTGTCGGTAGGTCCAGTTGGGGCTCCCCGCTCCCCGACGCTGCCAGCACGCCATGGAGTTCAGCCCCTCGCTCCTTGCTCAATGCCTTCAGGACGTCGCGCTCCGTGCCCAGCACGAGTGTCGCGGCTACCCGCTGGACGCTGGACAGGTTGACGCGCGTCACCAGCCCCAGGAAGGACGCGGCAGTCGCGGAAACCACTTCCGCGGGCGAGACACGTAAGCGCCTGAGACAGCGGCGGTACACGCCGTCCAGCCCGGGCCATACTCCCAGCCACAACAGCGCCGTGAAGAAGCCAGACTCCGCCCGCATCTGCACCAGCGTGACGAGGCCGGCAAGCACCGCGTCCTTGACGTGGGAGTCCCCCTCGCGCGCGGTGAGAAATGCAACAAGTGCCTCCGGCTGCTCGAAGTCCGTGAGCGCCGCCCAGTTGCGGCGCAGCAGGCGGTAGGCGCGCTGCGCCTCGGCCGTCCGAATGGACACGCCGAGTTCCTCGTGAAGTCTGTTCCAGCATCTACGCACAGGCGCACGTCGTCCCGGCCCAGCGCTCGGCAGGGGCCAGCGGAATGGGGAAGCGTGGCGAGTCCCACAGGAGAAGCGACGTCAGCGTCCAGCAGCTCCCGTATTCGTGGGAGCGCCAGGACGCTGTGGGGACTCAATCGGGATTCGGCCAGACGCGGCACAGGCCCAAGTCAGCGGCCAGTGGCTCCGCGACAGCAACGAGCGAGCCCTATTGAGACTATCGGAGCGACTGCTTGGGCAACAGGAGCAGGACAGGCCAGCCCCCACAGGTCGCGCCGAAGCCGGGCGACGACTTGGACACCCAACACCACCGACAGCACCAGGCCGGCCGCAGTTGTTCCACACATCTCGCTGAATCCGGAATTCGCGGCACCTTCTCCACAACCCTCAATACCACCGCGCTGATACATGCCCGCACACTACGGACGAGATGTCGAAACCTGAGCGCGACAAGCCCGACAACACGGACAAACGCAGTACCGGCGTCGCCATACCGGGGGCATTCACACGTCCCTTCCACGGGATGCAGACCACGCGCACCATGCAGCCTTCGAGCATTGGCATACACGGCCAAACGCGAATTCAGTGCTATGCCGACGCACCCAGATTCTCGGGCGAAGGCGCCGTCACGTGAAAAAATCTGCTGTCTCAGCGTCGGGGACATGCGAGCGCCGCTCTGCGACTTTCATGCCGAGACGACACCGCCCGGGGCACCCTCTACACGGGAGGGAGAAGCTCCAACGGCTCCATCCGCCATCCACGCAGGCAGAGACGCGCCGTCCATGAATCAGGACGCGCACTCCGTGAAACACAATCCCCTCACAGCTCAATCATATCCACCGCCCAGGGGCTGCGGCCCTTCCGTTGGCCCTCCCCAGGTGGATAACGGCCCAGCAAGCCCCAGGAATCGCCGAGGGCCCTCTCCCCAGGGGGGAAGGCGCCCCCTGCCCCTTTCTCGTGCCAGGAGGCCGTTTCCGGCCGTTCTGAGGCCATTCACAGGCCATGGCATAGCCGCGGCCACCCACGCCACGTGCACGCTCGCGTGCGCCTTCACAACCAGCCACACCCGCTTTTACATCGCGAGTGGGTGTGGACAGCACTCTGTCCACACTTAACTCCATGAGTTCTTTAAGGAAAACACCACTGTGGACAGTGTGGACAGCTTTTATAGGGAGAGACACGTATGCGTGCGCGCGCACTTGTACATAGAGCCTTCGCGTGCGCGCGCACATGACGTAGGGGTACTCTTCAAAAGCTGTCCACACTGTCCACAGCCACTTATCCCCCGGCAATCACTCGCAAAACCTGTGGACAGCAACCTGTCCCAGGGCTGTCCCGGGGCTGTCCACAGACGAGGGGATGTCCCCGATTCTTCGCCGGATGCCTTTGTGCTTCTTTCCCTCGGCGCTTCGCTCGTCCGGGAAAATCAAAAATAAAATCGGGCAAAAAGATTTCTTGTCCCAAATCGAAGGGATGGGGTGCTTTTAGGGTGTATCGGCAAACACGCGCCGCCGACCTCCGCGCATGGCCCTTACACACCTCCTCCAGCCCACCCCCGCCCCGCAACGTCCGTCCGGCGTGACGTGCGAGGCCTACGTCCGCGGCGAGGGCAAGCACTGCCTGCACTACCGGCCTGGCGGTGGCTGCACGCTGCCCGGCGTGGGCACCTGCACCGAGTGGCTGAAGGTGAATCGGCAGGCACGGCCTCATCGTGACGTGGCCGCGCCGCCCGCCCTCGTGCCTCCGGCGAAGGCCGCTCCAGTCGCTGTGGATCTCTTCGGTCATCCCCTTCCCGAGTCGGACTCGAAGAAGCCCGCCCCGGCTCCCGCCTCCAGGCCCTCGACGCCAGCGGCGTCTCCCGATGTGAAGCTGCCGGAAGTAGAACCCTCGCTCTCCGCCCTGCGCGGCCTCGCCGACGAGGACATCGCCAGCTTCAAGTCCCTCAACGCCGAGGTGTGCTTCCGCTCCGAGACCTACGGCGAGGTGTGGCTCGTCCCGGCCTACACCGGCCAGGCTCGAAAGGAGCTCACCCCGGAGCACGCCGCCACCCTGGTGCGCGTCCTGTCTGCCTTCCCGGGCTCTCGCGTCATGTCCTTCGAGAAGCGGCAAGCCTCCGCGGACGAGGTGTCGCCATGAGCGCGCCCCGCGCCTGTGAAACACACGCAGGTGGCCGCGCTGCCTGCCCCCTTCGACTTGATGTGTCTCTCGAAAAGAGCGTGATGACTGTCTCGCGACACGCGACTGCACCGGCCCGGAGGCCCACGTCATGAGCGCTCTGCGAAACGAGCATTTGTCATACAGCCGGCTGAGCCGCTTCGAGGCCTGCCCGCTGTCCTACCAACTCCACTACCTCGACAAGCGCACGGCGGAACCTGGCGTGCCGCTGAGTTTCGGCAAGGCGCTGCACGCCGTCCTTGAGCGGCTCCTCCAGGAAGTCATCGACACCGAGTACGCGGGCCCGCTCTCCGAGGAGCGCGCCCTCCAGCTCTACCGTGAAGCGTGGGCCGCCTCGGGCCTATCCGGCCTCACCCTCTTTCAGCAGGGCCTCGGCATCCTCCAGGACTTCGTCCGCCAGCAGGGCCGCGTGGACTCCCGCGACATCCTCGCGGTGGAAAAGGAGTTCCGCCTGCCGGTGGGGCCATTCACCGTCCTGGGCTTCATCGACCGCGTCGACTGGGTGGACGATGAGACAGTCCACGTCATCGACTACAAGTCCAACCACCAGCTCTTCACCCGCGAGGAGCTGGACTCCAGCCTCCAGCTCAGCCTCTACGCCCTCGCCGCGCGCCGCATGTGGCCTTGGGCGAAGAAGGTGCGGCTGTCCATGTGGATGCTGCGCCATGGCGTGCGGCAGGAGACGACGCGCACCGAGGAGCAGTTGGACGCTTCCCTCGCCTATGTCGAGACGCTGGGCCAGCAGATGGAGAAGGCGGAGTCCTTCCCCGCCCGCCTCAACCCCAACTGCGTGTACTGCGACCACCGGCGCAACTGCCCCGCCTACGCCCAGGCGCTGGAGGGCCGACGTGAAGTTGTCTGCGAGGACACCTCCGACCTGGAGTCCGTCGCCCGCGAGCGCCAGGAAGTCGCCCATCTCGCGAAGATTCTCAACGCGCGCAAGGCGGAGCTGGAGGGCGTCCTCCGCGCGCACCTCGCCGAGCAGGACGAAATGGTCCTCGCCGGCACGCGCTACCGCATGTTCAACACCACCAGCCTCGACTACCCGCTGGAGCCCACCGTCGCGGTGCTGGCCCGGGCCACCGGCCTCCCCCGTGAAGAGCTGATGCGGCGCCTCGCGAGCGTCGAGAAGAAGGCCCTCGACGCGCTGCTGAAGGACGCGGGCAAGCGCCTGGGCACCGCGCGCGTCGCGCTGCTGAAGGCCGAGCTGGACTCCCTCGCCGCCAAACACCACTCGCCCAGGTTCTGGGCCAAAGAGGTCGCATAGATGCTGCTCGCTCATCCTGCTTCCGACACCACTCCTGTCTCCGCTCTCCACCAGCCGCTCTTCCCCAGCCTCCCGCCGCACCTGCGGACGCTCGCCTTCATCGACCTGGAGACGACAGGCTTGGACGCCTCCCGGCACGAGGTGCTGGAGGTGGCCATCCTCCGCGTCGACGCTCGCAGCCTCAAGGTGCTGGCTGAGTACGAGGCCCGCGTGAAGCCCACCCGGCTGGCCGACGCGCACCCCGAAGCCCTGGCCGTGTGCGGCTACTCCGACGCGGAGTGGCGGGATGCGTTGCCGCTCCAGGAAGTCTTGGCCACCGTGACGCCTCTTCTGGCTGGCACTCTCGTGGCCGGCCACAACACCAGCTTCGACTGGGGCTTCCTCACAGAGGGCTACCGCCGCACCGAGCTGCCCCTGCCCTCCGTCGACTACCACCGCCTCGACACCGCCAGCCTCGCGTGGCCGCTGCTCGCCACAGGCGAGGTGGAGTCCCTCTCCCTCAACGCCCTGGCGAAGCGCTTCGGCCTCCACCGCCCCACGCCGCACCGCGCCATAGCGGACGCCCGCTGCGCGCTGGAGGTGGCCCGCTGCCTCGCGGTGCGCATGGCCCGGGGCGGCCACATGGAGCGGCTGATGGAGGAGTCGGGAGGTGTCTCGTGAGTGGCGCGTCCTCCCGTCGAAAGGGTGCAGATTTTGAGAGAGCCCTCGTCCACCGCTTCCGCGAGGCCATGCCCGAGGCCCTCATCCGCCGCGGCCTCCAGTACCGCACCGGGCAGGAGATGTCCGACGTCGAGGTGCCGTGCTTCTGGGTCGAAGCAAAGGCCCACCAGCGCACCAACGTCCGGGAGGCCATGCGACAGGCGGTGGAGACGTGCCCGCCGGGCCGCTGGCCCCTGGCCGTGTGCAAGGACGACGGGCAGCCGCCCCTCGTCACCATGCAGTTGGATGACTTCCTTGAGCTGCTGCGCGAGTGGTGGGAGGCCCGTCCTCGGTGAGTGACTTCTTCGGCCACCTCCTGGGCCTGCTGCGTGTGGAGGCGCTCGCCTCTCGGCACCAGGCCGTCTTCGCGACTGCGCGCACGCGGCGGCCGGCCTTCGCCCGCCATGCCACGCTCGAATCGGTGCTGGCCGCCATGGCTAACGCATGCGAGGAGACGTACCCGGAGCGGGAAGCCCTCACCCGGGCCCTGGTGGCCGAAATCCAGGCCTCCTCCAGCCCGGCGTGGACGGCTGCCCTCGCCTCCGCCTACGCCCCCATGCTGACGCGTCTGCGCCGCCGCATCATCGGCAACGCGGTGCCCCGGGAGGACCTCGACCAGCTCGTCCTCGCCACCTTCCTCTCCGTCGCGCGCGCCTTCCCCCTCTCGCGCTGGGGCGACTGGACTGCCGCCCGCCTGCGCCAGCAGACAGCGCGCGAGGTGTTCCGCTACCTCCGCAAGGAGCGCGCGGAGCAGCACGACACGTACACGCAGGCGCAGCTCGCTGAGTGGCTGCCCGACTCACGCCCCTCCGCGCCGGTGGAGAGCGTCAGGCGGCCCAGCGTCCGGCGGAGCTTTGTCCGGAGGGACGCGGTGCTGGTACACCTCGCCCGGGCCACGCTGCCTCGCAGCGACGTCGAGGTCCTCATGGCCACCGTCGTTCGGAGGGAGAAGCTGCGCGCCTACGTCAGCCGCCTCGTCGAGGGCGACGCCGCCGAGGCCGAGAGGACGTACCAGCGGCTGAAGCGCCAGCGTACACGGCTGATGCAGCGCCTGCGCACCCAGGACGTGGACGCCGCAGCACAGCCCCCCGGAGGCTGCTGAGGGAAGGCATGGCCCAGAAGAAGCCCCTCAAGAAGCTGGGGCGCCCCACCAAGGCCGAAGGCCCTCGGCTGCCTCATGACGAGGTGGACAGGCTCCTCGTGGAAGGCGAGGAGGTGCCCACCACGCGGGGCCGTGTGAAGCGGCGCTTCCCCTCATTGCGCGAGCTGGCCGAGCGCTTCGGTGTCGCCCACAGCGCCGTCGCCCGGTACGCCCAGCAGCACGACTGCCTCGGCCGCCGCAAGCGCCTCCTCGCGGGCCAGCAGCCGGACGAGACGCCCGCGCCGGCAAAAGCACCACCTCCCCCACCTCCGAAGCGCAAGACGGGTCGCCCCCGCAAGTCCGAGGAGCCCGCGCTCCCGCGCCAGGAGTTGGACCGCGCCCTCGTCTTCGGCGACGTGAAGACGCTGCCCGATGGCTCCACCATGACGAGCTACGCCTCGTACCGCGAGCTGGCGGAGCGCTTCGGCGTCGCGACCTCCCTCGTCGCGAACTACGCCAAGGAGCACAACTGCCTGCGCCGCCGCGAGGAGGCCAAGACGCGCATCGCCACCAAGGCGGACCAGAAGCTGATTGAAATGCGCGCCAACGCCATCGCCGTCTCCAAGGACGACGCCCTGAAGATGATTGACGGCTACCTCCTCGGCTTCGAGGAAGCGCTGTCCGAGGGCCGAGTGCGCGTCGACAACCCCACCGACTTCAACACCATGGTGAGGCTCAAGGAGTTCGTCATGGGCGGCGCCGACTCCCGCCAGGAGCTGCACGCCAGCTTCTCACTGGAGGGCCTCCAAGCCCGGCACGCCCACGCCCTGCGTGCTGCGCGCGAGACGACGCCCGCCGAGCGCGGCGAAGTGGACGCGGAGGTGACGGCAAGCGACGACGAAGACATCGACACTGCTTCACCGGAGGACTTGAGGGGCGACGGCCTCGTGGCTCCTTCCGAGGACGCCATGTCCCCCGCCGCCCCCGATTGAGACACCCCTCCGGGACTCACCGACGACGGCGCGTACCGCCTGCCTGGAGGAGTTCGGTGTCCTGTGGAGCCGAGAAGCTGTCCACCCGAGTGGGGCGGGACTCCCCGGGCTCATCACCACTCCACAGGCGCCGGAATCAAGCTCAAGCCGGACCAGACTGGCATCGAGCTCGGGGGCGCTCGCGATGACGGCCCATTCCAGGGCGGCCGTTGCCGTCAGACCGCCAGTCCAGAACAGAAGATGGTTACGAATGCTCTATCGCCCTCCAAATCAGAACGTGATGGTGGCAACCACGGTGTCGTTGTAGGTGCCAGAGGGGACGTTCTGGCCGCGCGGAACCGTGCCATACACGAGCACGGGGACGGGCAGGCCCGTGCCGAGGAACGGGAGGCCCGTACCGGCGGTGTTGCCCGACGCGATGAGCCGGGTGACGTCCATGTACAGGCTGTACGCGAGGTAGTCCGCCGAGGCCGTGTTGCGCATCCGGCGCAGCGGCGCCGCGTCAGTCGAGCCCGCGGCCGGGTACACACCCTGGCCCAGGGTGATGACCGCGGTGCGGAGCAGGGTGCACTGCACGCTCAGCGAGCCCGTGCCGAACAGGTCGATGCCCAGCGCGGAGTTGACGATGGTGGGGTCGTACGTGCCGAAGTTCAGCGTGCCGCCGCCGGAGCCGATGCGGCAGGCGCCTCCGACGTTGGCAGTGACGTTCAGGTTGGCGGTGGCGGTGGCGGCCTCGGCGGGCGGGAAGGCGACGAGGGACGCGGCGGCGGTGACAGCGGCGACGGCGGTCTTGATTGCGTTCATTGACGATGCTCAATCGGGCGGCCGGTAGATTCCGGCGGAGGAGGCGCATTGTAACGAGCCCGCCAGCCCTCAAGCAGTCCTACGCGCCCCTCCCTTCGGCGCATGTCGCACACATGCCTGCCATGCGTCTCCAGACAATAGAGGAAAGCGAAACACTAACTATTTTTACAGGCAAACATACACATGCACTCAAAGGGAGGGACGAACAAGCGCAGGAGGCAACGCAAATCCGTTGGCACGCGGATTCCAGGGGCGGTGCCTGCCCAGCCAGGAAACCTCCACTTCCTTGGCGAGGGAGAAGAATGCCCACTGTGGGTATCCCGCGAGTCCATGCGCGGTGGCGTCCAGCCGATGACACCCGTATGCCCCCGCCCGATGGAAGCGAGCCGCCGAGCTGGCTCCCTGTTGCGGGACAGACGGATGAGCACGGCGCGCGCTCTGTCCACCTTCGCCACGCAGCGGCGGTCTTCGAGGAACTCCTCCATGCCCCAGGGAATCGTCTTGGTTGCAGCAAACGCCCTTTCCCGACGACACGTTCTCCGGAGTGGCCAAGCGGATGGGATAGCTCGGCCGCCGCAATCGCATCCTCGCGGGCCAGCTACCTTCCTAGACGCAGGTGCCGCACGAAGCGCTACCGCCTCCACCACCTCCGAAGCACAAGACGGGCCGCCCTCGTCTTCGGCGATGTGAACCTCCCCGGGAAGCCCCAAGGACAACGGCCTCGTGGCTCGTCCCACGGACGTCACGCCCCTGCCGCCCCCGCTTGAGACAGCCCTCCGGTAAGTGAACGCGGACACTTTCGCGTTCAGTTTCGCCGTTCACTTTCGCCGCGTCTGGCCAGGCCTGGTCACTTTCCCCGTGGAGCTCCTGCCTGGCGCGCGGATGCACACGCCTGGCGCCACAGCCCCCGTAGTTTCGCGAGGTTAGGGCGGACAGCCACCAGGTGCTCGAGCGCCGCGGTATCGCTCCGGGCCATAATTCGGGCCCGGAAGCACACTCCGTCCAGCGGACCGGACGCCAGCGCGCCGTTCACTTCCCGGCCCGTTTGCCCGTTCCCCGCCGAAGCCCCGCTGGCCGCCACGTGGCCCACCTGGCGCGCGCCCCCGGTTAGCCCCGCGCGCCGCGCCTGTCGCCGCGTGGCGCCCCTTTCGTGCGCGCGTGTCCCCCAGCGCTTCGGGCCGCCGGCCTTTGTCCTCCTCGTGAGCCCCACGAGCCCCCGAGCTGCCCTCGAAGCCCCGGCCCTCCGCCCCGCGCGCACCTGGGCACGCGTGCCGTTACCAGGGCCGAGCCGAATGGCCGAAAACGGTTGGAAGCGGCCATTCGGCGTCACGGCCCCCACGCTGTTTCGCGCACTTACGACGCCTCCTGACGGGCCAAAGCACCGAGGCCAATGGCCGCTTTCCGCAGGTTGGCGCCACCTGCCGCCCATCACGCGGCCCAGCTCCTCCCCAGTCACCTTCACCGCCTGCCCCGGCCGGGCGCAACCATGCCTACCGATGACGCCAGCACGCCTACCCCGCCTACCCCTGACGCCAGGGTGGGGGGTGGTGCGATTTTTCGTGGGTGCCTCGCCTCCGGGGCGTGTACCTGGGGCCCTTTTCGAGAGAGTCACCCCCGAAAAAGTGAACACCCCTCCCCTGTTCATTTGCACCCGGTAAGTGAACGCCTCGCGCTGTTCACTTTCGCCGGCTGCGCCTGGGGCAGTCCGCGCGCGCCCCGCGCACGACCACCCCTCACCGCCTCCGCGCGGCACCACGGCCCAACCAGGGGCTCTCGCGGGCGCTCAGCGCGGAGGCGGCGTGCCCCATCAGCAGGGCAACTCTTGCGTCACGCTCACCAGCTCGTCGTCCGAGGGGTGCGTGTAGATGACGGTGGAGTTGATGCTGAGCTGGCGCGCGAAGCGCTGGGTGAGACGGATGTCCTTCGTCCTCCGGTACACCCCGGTGCACGCGGTGTGGCGCACGGCGTGGAAGTTCAGGTGCCGCTCCAGCCCCGCGCGCTCCTGCCACACCGCGAAGCCGTGGCGCACCTGCCGCGTGGACAGGCGCAGGCCCTTGCGGCTCAGGAAGAGCGGCGCCAGGGGCCCCACGTCGTGCCCCTGCGAGCGCTTCAGGCGCAGCAGCTTCTCCAGCTTCGCGCGCACCGTGTCCGACAGGACGATTTCCTGGGGGCCCGGGTGCCGGCGGCTGCCCTTGAAGACGGTCAGCGTCACGTGCCGGCGTGCGCGTCCACGCTCGTTGAAGATGTCGCCGATGTTGAGAGCGACCAGCTCGTGCTCACGCAGGCCCGAGGCCAGCGCGAGGCTGTACAAGCAGTGGTCTCGGAATCCATCCCGGTGTTGCCCCGTGGCGCGCAGAAGGAGGTTCACCTCCTTCTCCGTGAGGGTACGCGGTGGGCGGGCGACAGCGGCATAGGCAGACATGGCGACTCCTTCGTGAAGAGGACGCGGCCATACGCGCTCTGTCGCCCCCACAAGACAAGTCATTAACCACGCTGTGCATTCTTGAGCCGGGCCCCGCGCGGCCTCGGCATTTCCCCAAGAGGAGTCGCTGTGCATCCGCTGGCCCATTTCAACTTCGAGGCACACCGCAAGACGGGCAGCCACACGGCGTCAGGTGCTCCGTCACCACAGCCACGCCTGGCCCCCGTCTCACCGCTCCAGGACCTGGTGCTGGCCCACCTGGAAGTGGCCAGGACGCTCGCTTCGTTCATCCCGGGCCTCACGCCGGAGCTAGCAGCGACCCGCGCGCTCGACGCCATCCACACGGACACGGGGCTGACGATGGAGCCCCATCGCAGGGGGCTGTCGGCCGCCGCCGAGCCACCCGCGCGGCTCACCGCCACGCAGCTCGGCCAGAAGGTGGGGCTTTCCGCCAGGAAGATGAACCTCCGCCTGGAGGCGTGCGGCCTCCATCGGCGCAACGAGCACGAGGAGTGGGAGCTGACGGACGCGGGCCAGGACTACGCCGAGGCCGTCCCTCACACCCTCCAGGACCATTCCGCCTACCAGCTCCTCTGGCAGCCCGAGGTGCTCGGCGTCCTGGAGGATGCCGCTCGCTCCTCGGCCATTTCCGTCGGCCTCGGCTGAAGGAGGACAGCGTGACGCTCGGCATCGTCAAGCGCACCGAGGACGACCTCACCCAGTGGCTGGCCACCGAGTCCGGATTCATTTCCGGGCTGTGCCAGTACGACAACGAACCCGTGGTGCTGGAGCCGTACCAGCAGTCCTTTCTCGGCAACCGCTCCCGATTCAGGTGGGTGGCGAAGAGCCGCCAGGTGGGCTTCTCCTTCCTCTTCGCCCTCGAGGCCCTGGCGCGGTGCCACCTGCGCGACGGCCACACGGCGGTCTTCGTTTCGTACAACCTCTCGGACGCCGTCGAGAAGGTGCTCATCGCCCGGCAGGTGTACGAGGAGCTGCCGCTCGCCTACCAGAAGAAGCTCGTGACGGATGCCAAGACGGAGCTGGCCTTCGAGTCGAACTCCCGAGGCAGGCGCCTCTCGCGCATCATCTCCGTTCCCGCCAAGCCTCCGCGCGGCAAGCGCGGCGATGTCTACCTCGACGAGCTGGCGCACCTGGTCAACGACCGCGAAGTCTATACAGGCAGCACCGCCCTCATCCTGCGCTCGCATGGGCAACTTACAGGGGGCAGCACCCCGCTCGGCCGGCGAGGCATCTTCTGGGAGATAGACACCCAGGAGCTGCGGAAGTACCCGCACCACACCCGCCAACTGGTGCCCTGGTGGCTGTGCCGCTTCTTCAGCCTGGATGTGAGGCGCGCCGCAGTGGAGGCCCCTCTCATGTCCACCGAGGAGCGCGTCGCTCGCTTCGGGCGCCCCGTCCTCACCGAGCAGTTCGACTCCCTGCCGCAGGAGGACTTCCAGCAGGAGTTCGAGTGCCTTTTACGTCGACGAGTCCTACAGCTTCCTCCCCTACGAGCTCATCCTCCCGTGCACCACCGACGAATTGCACTTGGCCCAGGATGCCTCCGACGTGCCCGTGCCCCAGGGGCGCCTGGTCGCAGGCTTCGATGTGGGCCGCACGAGAGACCGCTCGGAGCTGGCCGTCTTCGAAGAGGTGGAGGGTCGCTTCACCTGCCGCATGCTGCGTAGCTTCGAGGGCGTCCCCTTCGCGGAGCAGGAGGCCCACCTGCGCCGCCTCCTCTCCGTCCTGCCCGTGGCGCGCCTCAGCGTCGACCGCAGCGGCATCGGAATGAATCTCGCGGAGAATCTTGCCCGCGACTTCCCCCAGGTGGTGGAGGAGAACTTCACCAACGAGGCCAAGGAGCGCTGGGCCACCGACTTCAAGATTCTCCTCCAGCGCCGCGACGTCACCCTGCCGCGCCAGCGTGAGCTTGTCGGGCAGATTCACTCCATCAAGCGCCGCGTGCTGCCCTCAGGGAAGGTGTCCTTCGACGCCGAGCGCACCAACCGCGGGCACGCGGACAAGTTCTGGGCCGTCGTCCTTGCCTGCCAGCGCGAGCGGGGGCCGGAGAGACGAGGTACCGGGGAGATTGGGGTGAGGGTGATTGGATAACCAAACACATCACATTGCCTCAGTTCCGCACTCGACTACTCAACCAGACTCCCCCTGACTTCCCAACACCACCAAGCGAGCCTCACCCCCACCCACAACCCAACCAAAGAACCCAGAAAACAACAAACACAGAACAGCCCGCCACGACAACCACTCAACACCACCAGCAGCTTTCACGCAAGCCACCAAACACCCCCACACGCCCACGGACAACAGACAGCGGAACCACAATGCCCCAATTTCATGCCGCGCGCTAGCAGACACACAAAAACCAAACAAAAGACAAAATCCCACAAAGCAACTTGTCGATTTTGGACTCTCCATATGGCCGACCTGGATAGCGTTCTCGTGGAACTCGAGGCAGCCGCGAGCCAAATGGGCGAGCTTGCACGTCGCCTGGAGGATGCGAGTGCCTTCTACGAGGAACACAAGCTTATACCCCGCAATCACCAAGTCGCTTACTCGGACATGCTGATGACCGAGCAAATCTCCGCAGCAGCACTCAAAAAAGCAGAGGCTATACACCCCGGCATCAGCGAGCAATGGATCCCCGTTACCGACCAGCAAATACGCGTCACGCTCATCGATGGCCTGGCGACACATTTTGGCGAAAAATACAGACAACTCCAACACGCGGTCGCAATTCTAAAATACAGCAAAACACCCCCTCCGACACGGAAAAGCAAAAACAAAACAACCCCGCACACACGCCAAGACCCCAAGCAACAACAAAAACACAAAGAGCGAAAATGCCAGACCCGAGCAAGGTTTTCGTAATCCACGGCCGAGACGAGCGTTCACGAAAAGCGATGTTCGCATTCCTGAGAGCCATAGGACTCAAGCCGCTTGAGTGGACACAAGCACTCGCACTGACAAAACAAGGCGCCCCATACATCGGAGAGATCCTTGATGCAGCGTTTTCAGAAGCGCAGGCAGTCATAGCTCTATTTACTGGCGACGACGAAGCGCGCCTCCGGGAAACATCATTAGGCGGTCCTCAAGAAGCACTGACACCTCAGGCACGACCGAACGTAATATTCGAGGCGGGCATGGCAATGGGGCGCTGTCCTGACCGCACTGTATTTGTCGAAATCGGAATACTACGCCCCTTCAGCGATATCGCAGGCAGGCATGTTATTCGTTTCGACGGAAGACACCAAACCCGGCATGCACTCGCAAAAAGGCTTCGACTCGTCGGATGCGAAGTAAATACAGTCGGCAGCGACTGGCACGAAGCTGGAGAGTTTGAAAAATAGCCCCAACATCACCCAGTCACCTCTGAGCCTTCCCGAGGGGATTTCTCAAGAGCCGGTGGACTCCCTCGGGATTCAACCGAAAGTAGTTAGAGCTCCACCAACTTGCGCTTCTTGCCCCTCAACCAAGCCTGCCGCCGGAGTGGGTACGTCGAGCAGATGCGGCGCCACGTCCACACCTCGCTTCGCGTCCACCAGTCCGCAGGCGGCTGGAGGCCGACGTCCCGCAAGTTGCCGAGGCCACGGTAGCCGACGCCGTCGAGCCCGTAGGCCACGTTGGACTCCAGCACCAGCACCTTGTGCGTCTCTGAGTGGTGGCCCAGGATGGGGAAATACTGCCCGGAGCGCACTATTCGCACATCCCTGAGATCCTTCGACGCCGAGCGCACCAACCGCGGGCACGCGGACAAGTTCTGGGCAGTCGCCCTGGCGTGCCAGCGCGAGCGGGGGCCCGAGCGACGAGGCAGCGGGGAGATTGGGGTGAGGGTGATTGGCTGAAATGTAGTCCCTCACTCATCAATTCCGCCCCCCTACCTCCACCGGCCAATGAATCTCCTTCCCAGTCGGACAAATGCCCTCCGTGCTATGAAACAGGTGGGTAGACTGCGGCCAGGAGGATGCATGCCCCCGCTCGTCATCCGGCCCCAACCGCGTCGCTTACTCCAGCCCTGGCTGGATGGGTTCGCACGTTATGCCTTGCTCACCGCGCTGGCACTAACGCTCATCGGTGGCGCCGCGTGTACCGGAAACGGTGCCTCGGGGGCCCATCCAGACAGCGGTTTGACCGCACCATCACTCTCCCCACCACTCGCCCGCCTCCCGGTGCGCTTCGTGCCAGAGGATGAAGCCCCCATCGACATCGAGAAGCTGAGCCTACTCGACACGGATGGTGATGGCGTTCCCGATGGCGAGGATAATTGCCCCAACGTTCCCAACAGCGCCCAGGCCGATGCGGACGGAGATGGCTTTGGCGACGCCTGTGAGCCCCAACCACTCCGCGTGGATACCGCCACATTCCTGAGTATCGCCCCCTCGCCCGCCCGAGCGAATCAACCGCTCACTCTGACAATGGCCGTCATCAATTCGGGCTCGCAGGACGCCCTGTTTATAGCGGCAGCGATTCCACTCCCCAGGTCGCTCGACATCGTCTCGCTGACAACTAGTCAGGGCTCGTGCACTCACAGCAAACAGAGCGTCATTCTCTGCAAGCTCGGCGACCTCGCTCCGGGCCATGAACTTACGGTGACCATCCAGTGCATCCCACGCACCCCGGGGAACCTGACCATCAAGGCAATCGCGAAAACCGAAACCCTGGATCATGATGCAAACAGTGGCAATGATACTGCGTCCACCGGTCTGACCATCGTGCCCTGAGTTCCTCGCTGACAAAGCACTATACCCACGTCTCACGTGCCGCATGCTGCGCAGGTTCGAGGACGTGCCCTTCGCGGAGCCAGGAGGCCCACCTGCGGCGCCTCGTCTCCGTACTGCCCGTGGCGCGCCTCAGCGTCGACCGTAGCGGCATCGGCATGAACCTCGCCCGCGACTTCCCGCAGGTGGTGGCCGAGAACTTCACCAACGAGGCCAAGGAGCACTAGGCCACCGACTTCAAGATTCTCCTCCAGCGCCGCGACGTCACCCTGCCGCGAGAGCGCGAGCTCGTCGGGCAGATTCACTCCATCAAGCGCCGCGTGCTGCCCTCGGGGAAGGTGTCCTTCGACGCGGAGCGCACCAACCGCGGGCACGAGGACAAGCTCTAGGCTGTGCTCCTTGCATGCCAGCGCGAGCGGGGGCCGGAGCGACGGGGTAGCAGGGAGATCGGCGTGAGCGTCATTGGGTAACAAACGTTCCCAATTCAGGGCTCGATCCTCGCTCGCCCTGGGTTCGGAGCTTCCTATTCCCGCCCATAACTCACATTCAACGCCCCTCCTCATATACTAAGCACCTTCCTGCGAAACTAGGCAAGCGTGCTCAGCACGAGAGAAGGGGGCGAAGTGATTGAAGAGCGGATTGTGCGTGTGGGCCGGGACCAAGCGATGTCGGAGCTCAAGCCGATGCTTAACGGCTACCGGCGCTCGTGGAACCGAGTCTACATCGGTGTCACGGCGAACCCACCGCAGCGATGGACCAAGCACATGCGCAACGGTTGGTCGAAGATGGTCCTCCTATACGAGGCATTCAGGCCAGACATTGCCATCGACCTGGAGCGAGACTTGATTGACTATGCTCGACGATGCAGATTTCAAATACCCCCTGAGAACATCAATCCTGGCGGGGAGGGAATCGGAACCAACCAGCAGACACACTTCGTCTACGTGCTCGTTGGCCAATAGCACTTCCTCAGCCAAACATGTCGCCACTCCCAGAAACCAAACCACCAGTCGGGCGTAGGGTGGCGGGCCTTCTCCTCAAGCACGAGATAGTCGCCGGCCTCGACATAGCCTTCGGGTGAGGTGCTCGTGTCCGGCAGCGCGAAGCCACGCAGGCGCGCGGGCAACCTCGCGACACGGTAGGTGGTGTCCATGGCGTCTCCTCCACGTTGAAGAGGGGCTTCAACGTGTTCGCCAGGGACGGCACCGCAGAGCCCTCCCTGGTGCGTCGCAGTTCGTCTCGACACAACTGCAAAGCACTCCCACCCGATGTCCCCGAAATTGGGCCCGAGGCCTTTGTCCTCGCTGGAGGTAAGGCGCGCGGCCCCCAACGCCCCCGCACGTCGAGGGCGCCCCTCCCACCGCGCGCCTTGCCTCCACTTGGTGCGGGAGGCCCGTGTGCAGCGCGTCGTCAAAGTCTTCGTCCTCTCCTCTGCCTCGGGCGCACCACACCCCGGGGCGGACTTCACCGTCGAGGCTTCCACCCTCGACGGACTGCTGGAGGCCGCACGCGCCGAGCTGGCGGCACGCGGCCAGCGCGTGCGCGCCATCTCTCACACTCCCACGGGCCTTCTGGCCTACGTGGAGGACCGTCCGTGACGGTGCCAGCCGAAGTCCACCAGGCCGAGGAGCGCCTCCAGGCCATCCTCAAGGCGGTGGTGGTGGGCGCCCGCGTGGACGAGCCCGCCAGCCGCCCTGGAGGCGAGGACGCCCTGGCCTTCAGCGAGGCCGGCGCCCTCCACCCCCCGTATGAGCCGGAGGCGCTCTGCCTCCTCGTCGAGCACTCCAACTCCCTTCGGCAGAATGTCGACGCCTACGCCACCAACATCGACGGCTTCGGCTACCGCTTCGAGCCCGCCATCGACTTCGACGCCGACGGGGCGCAGGAGAAGGTGGCCGACGCCATGGCCCTGGAGCGCCTGGCCGCGCGCGACGCGGGCACGCTGCCTTCGGAGACACCCCTGCGTCCCACGGACGAGGAAGTCGCAGCCCATGCGGAGGAGGTGCGGCAGCAGGCCCGGGTGGAGAAGGCCCGTCTGGAGTCCTTCTTCGACTTCTGCTGCTTCGACTCCAGCTTCGTCGAGCTGCGCCGCCGCACCCGCCATGACTTGGAGGTGACGGGCAACGCGTACTGGGAGGTGCTGCGCGACGGCAAGGGCGACATCGCCCGCTTCGTCTACGTCCCCTCGTACACGGTGCGACTCCTCCCCCTGGACAAGGAGGCCGTCGAGGTGCGCGAGCGCGTGCGCATCTCCGCCGTCAGCTTCGACACCCTCACCACCCGCCGACGCCTGCGTCGCTACATCCAGGTGCAGGGCAGCGAGCGTGTGTACTTCAAATCCTTCGGGGACTCGCGCGTCATCTCCCGCCTCACCGGCCGCACCTTCCAGGACGTCGCCGCCCTCAAGGCCGCGGACGCCTCGGACGGCCCCGCCACGGAGCTCATCCACTTCGCCATCCACTCGCCGCGCTCGCCCTACGGCATTCCTCGCTGGGTGGGCACCCTGCTGTCCGTCCTCGGCTCCCGGCAGATGGAGGAGGTCAACTACCTCTACTTCAACAACAAGAGCGTCCCGCCCCTGGCGCTGCTCGTCTCCGGTGGGCGGCTCTCCGATGCCTCGGTGCCGCGCATCGAGCGCTTCATTGAGGAGAACCTGAAGGGCAAGGCCAACTTCCACAAAATCCTCATCCTCGAGGCGGACGGCGCGGGCACGGGCGATGGGGGCCACGCGAAGATTGAGCTACGCCCCCTGACGGACGCGCAGCAGCAGGACGCCCTTTTCCAGGAGTACGACCAGCGCAACATCGACAAGGTGGGCAGCGCCTTCCGCCTGCCGCCGCTCTTGCGTGGAGACGGGCGCGACTTCAACCGCTCGGTGGCGGAGGCGCAGCTGCGCTTCGCCGAGGACCAGGTCTTCCAGCCCGAGCGCGACGAGTTCGACTTCCTTCTCAACCGAAAGGTACTCGCCGACATGGGCGTGCGCTTCTGGCGCTTCCGCAGCCAGACGACGGCCACAAGAGACCCGGAGCGCATGACGGAGATGGTGGAGCGTCTGGTGCGCGTGGGCGTGCTGACACCCGAGGAGGGCCGCCAATTGGCCGGCGACATCTTCCACCGTGAGTTCCGCAAGATTGCGGACGACTGGGTGAAGCGCCCCATCACCCTCACGCTGGCGGGCATTCAGACTGGCGTCGAGGACCTGCGGCCCTTGAAGGGCCAGGGCTCGCTGCTGGGCGAGGCGAAACTCCTCCTCGGACTGCGTGAGGAGCTTCGCGCGGAGGAAGAGCGCCTGGCCCAAGGACGCCTGGCGCTCGCACGCCGGCACATGGACACCGAGCACGTCCCCGTGCCGAAGGAGGAATTCGACAGATGGTTCTCGGCGAGGGCGTCATGACGCCCGAGCAGCTCCAGCGCGCGTGGGTGCTCCAGGCCCAGGCTGACGCAGAGCGCGGCGTCCTGGAGTGCCGCATGTGCCGTAGGCGCAGCCCTTTGGAGGAGACGACGACGCTGTGGCGCAACGGCCTCCTCGTCTTCGCCCTGTGTGACAGGTGCTCGGCCAGCCACGACGTCGTCTTCTCCCCCACCCCGGCTGGCGTTGAGGTGCGCGCCAGGCGCCGCAGTCCCGCGGAGCTGGTGGCGCAGGAGGTGCCCCGTGTGCACGGCCTCCGCTGACAGCCTCCTCCTCCTGCACGAGGCGCGGGCGGTGGCGGACACCCTCCTGAGAGATGCCCTGCGGCTGCCGGTGACCAAGGCCCTGGACGTTGGCACCGCCGCGGGCATGGACCGCGCCGTGGCCCTGCTCGCCGCGCGCCTCCGCCGTGCCGTCGGGCGCGCGGATGTGGACGCTATGCGCGAGGCAGTGGCCGTCCTCGACGTGGACTGGAAGACGACGACGGCCGCCCAGCGCAGGCGCCTCGTCGCCCAGGCGCTGGAGGCCGCTGGCCGGCAGACAGCCATCATCCCTTCCCGCATCCAGGCGCCCCTCGGTGACGCAGCCGAGGAGGTGGTGGCGTCCACCCGCAGCCACGCCCGACGCGAGCAGGGCCTCGCCCTCGCCGCGCGCTTCAACGCCGTGGACGGGCGCGTGGCGCAACACATCGTCCGAACCCAAGGAAACTTCGTGCGGGACGAGTACGGGCGCCGGCTGGACACCTTCGGCCAGGAGGCCCGGCGTCTCGTGGCCGAGGGGCTGGAGGCCGGCCTCGGGAGAAGCGACATCGCCGAGTCCTTGGAGCGGGCCGCGCGCGGCGCACTCTCCGAGCGCGCCCCCTTCTACTGGGAGGTGGTGGCGAGCCACTTCATCGGCCAGGGGCGCTCCTTCGCCCAGGTGAGCAGCTACGCGGAGGCCGGCGTCCGCCGCTACCGCATCGAGGCGGTGCTGGACGAAGCCACCACCCAGGTGTGCCGCTTCCTCCACGGGAAGACATTCTCAGTGGCGGATGCCCTCCAGCGCTTCGAGCGCGTGGAGTCCCTCTCGCGCCCGGAGGATGTGAAGCAGGAGCTGCCCTGGGTGCGGGAGCGCCTCGACGCGGACACCGGGCGCACCATCCTCTACGTCAACCGGGGAGGCCAGGAGACGCGCCTGGCCGAGGTGCTTCGCTCCGCCGCTGGCACCCGTGACGACGTCGGCGAGTTCCGCGCCCTCGCTTCGGACAGGCAGCTTGCGGAAACGGGCGTGGGCTTCCCGCCGTACCACGGCCTCTGCCGCACCACGACGCTCGCCCTTACATGAGGGAACGACAACGAGCGAAGGAAGTCATCTGCCTAAGGAGGAGAGATACGGAAGAAGAACCGAAAGTTCGCAGCCCGAAGGGCAGTAAATTGGCGAACGAGTGCGTCATCTCCGTCATCAAGCATGCGTAGTGAGTCCAGGTCGGCACGCCACGGGTCAAGCGCGTGGGTATTGAAGTCCCAGACGTTGGCACCGAGATACGATGCGAGTTCATGGGCCGCCTTGTCGTTCTCGTACACCTCGAATAGGTGGACGATGACTTTCGCACCATCGGGCACTCCCGCATACATCTCTGGTTCGTAGTCAAGAAACGTGGCGATGGCCCGGCTGAAGGGGCCCACAGCGATGAGCTCCACACTCGTCTCACCGCTGCCCGTCTCGCGTAGGCGACCTGCTTCATGAAGTACCGGGAGCACGGCCGCATGCGCTTCAGCGAGGCCGACGTCTGCAACACGTCGGACGTACAGCACGGCCTCCAGGAGGCCTTTCTGGTCGAACACACGGACGACTTCGTCCCGCTCCTCTTGAGAGTTCAGTAGCGATGGGGACATGCAGCTACCCATTGGGACAGAAGAAGAACTCGAAACCGTCTTCACGGAGCATGATGAATCGGTCAACCGCAGATGCGCATGCGCGCTCACACGATATGCACGCAGCCACAGCACCGGACATCTCGTGTTCCGCGCATCGGAAGTAGCCCTTGGTGAAGTTCCGGAGAGCCGTCAGGTCCACCTGCCATGGGTCGAAGGCATGAGCTTTGAAGTCCCACGGCTCCACACCTACGTAGGATGCAAGCTCGCGGCTTCGGCTGCTTCCCTCCGGGGCCCTGAAAACGGACACGACGAGAACGGCGCCTTCACGGGTTGTGGCGTGACGCTCAGGAGGCTGGTCCAGAATGGACAACAACCTGCGGTGGAACGACCCAATCGCGAGCACTTCGGCAGACATCCCCATGAGGGGGACCATCATAGGCTGCCCCTGATGCCATAGGGAGGGCGCTCGCGTCACAAGCGTTGTACTTGAAGATGTCCCCGATTTCGCGCCGCAGGCCTTTGTCTCTTCCGGAGACGAAACGCCATGCAGGCCACCTCGACCCCTACCCCCACCTCACCTCCGACGCCGGAGGGCAACGCGACGACGCAAGAGTCGGCATCCACGGCCAAGGCCGAGGCGACTCCAGTCGTCTGGCCTCGCGACCTCAATCTCCCCACCTCCGGGGAGCTGACGTGGGGCTTCGACCCGGAGGGCCTCCAGGATGGGTGACACCCTCTCGAAGGCCCTCGCCCGGGCCCGGCACGTCCTGGAGTCCCTTCAGGGCGAGCCGGTGGAAAAAACTATCTGGGGCAGCCCCGCGGGCAAGAAGCGCCTGGCGAAGCGGCTCGTGGCCATGCTGCCCGCGCACAAGACGTATGTGGAGCCCTTCGCCGGCAGCGCCGCCGTCCTTTTCGAAAAGGCCCCCTCGGACGTCGAGGCCATCAACGACGCGGACACCGAAATCGCCGACGCCTACCGCCTCCTCCAGAAGCTGACGCCCGCGAGCCTGGCCAAGCTCAAGAAGCTGCCGTGGGTGGGCGACGAGAAGACGTTCAAGAGCCTCTTCGACGCCAAGCCCCAGGGCGACGTGGCGCGCCTGCACCGCTTCCTCTACCTGACGCACTTCTCCTACGGGAAGCTGCGCGGGCGCAGCTTCAGCCCCAACGGTGCGGGCGTCGAGGCGAAGACGCTCGCCCGCATCGAGCAGTTCGTCCCGCGCCTCAAGCGCGTGAAGGTGTACGGCGGCGACTACGAGAAGGTGGTGCGCAAGTACGACGGGAAGGACACCGTCTTCTTCCTGGACCCGCCCTACCCTGGCTACAACGTCGACGTCGGCGAGGGCCAGTTCGACGAGGAGCGCTTCTACAGCGTCCTCAAGTCGCTCAAGGGCCGCTGGCTCATGACGTATGGCATCCGGGGCAAGCTGCCTGGGCTGCTGAAGGGCTCCGACTTCTTCGTGAAGCGGATTCGCACGCCCCGCACGATTGCGGCCATGCGCGGCGTGGGCGGCTCCTCCGTGCTGACGCAGTTGCTCGTCTCCAACTATCAGCCCACGGAGAAGTCGCTGGAAGGCGACGGGGACTTCACGCTGGACGACTGGCAGCCGGAGGAGTCGCCCGGCACCGCCCCCTTCGTCACGACGACGTCCCTCCTCAAGGGCGTCGCGCCCGACGACGAGCGCTACGTCCTGGGCGTCGTCCTGGAGCCGGAGACGGTGGACGCGCAGGGCGACATCTACTCCGCCGCGGAGATTCGCCAGGCCGCGCACCGCTTTCTCGAGGAGTTCGGCGGCCTGGGCCTCATGCACCAGATGCGCGTTAACGGGCATGTGAAGGTGCTGGAGAGCTACCTGGCGCCCGTCGACTTCAACCTGGGCGAGGTGCCGGTGCGCAAGGGCACGTGGCTCCTCGCCGTGCGCGTCCTCTCCGACGAGCTCTGGGGGCGTGTGAAGGACGGGCAACTGACGGGCTTCAGCATTGGCGGCACCGCGCGCCGGCTCCCCGAGGCCTCCCCCGCCACCGAGCCGCCCCCTTCCGAAACACCTGCCGCTGACTCCCAGCCGGAGGCCGCATGACGAGCACCACCCAAGGCTCCGCGTCCGTCCACCGCCTCGTCGACATGGTGGTGGAGGAGGTGTCCCTCGTGGACAGGGCCGCGAACAAGCACCGCTTCCTCCTCGTGAAGCGAGACGGAGACACCATGCACGACGCTCCCCAGGACACCGCGCCGGCCGAGGACGATAGCCACGCCACCTCGGACACCTCCAAGGCCGAGGACACCCTCCTCGCCGCTGCCCAGCAGGCCCTCGAAGCAGTGACGGCCCTTGTCGAGGCACTGACGTCCGCAGACGGCGCCGACAGCGTGCGCGTGGTGGAGGTGGCCCAGCACCTGCGCGCGCTGGCCGACGCACTGGAGGACGAGGACGAGGACGAGGACGTCGAGGCGCGCGCCAAGGCCGCCAATCCTGCGCCGCCTCCGCAGCCGGCTGTACCCGCGCCGGGCCCCGACGCCTCCGTCGTCATGGAAGGCCTGACGAAGCTCACCGACGCCGTCCGCGCGCTGGAGGGAAGTGTGAAGGAGCAGCACCAGCGCCTGGGCCGCGTGGAGAAGCAGTTCGGCCTGCCCAACAGCAGCGCCCCCGCTGAGCGTCCGCCCAAGCCCGCCGTCGAGGACGTCGGCTGGCCCCTCGACCTCAACAAGCCCCTCAACCGGGAGAGCGTCGACAAGGCCCTCTCCTTCCATGACGTCTGACGTCCCCACCCGCCACCAGGAAGCCTCAACGCCGAAGGAATCCCCATGAGTCGTCTCGACAACAGCACCCTCTTGGCCAAGGCGGACCTGGCCCTCGCCGACCTCACGGCCGGCGGCGGCATCCTCCAGCCCGCCCAGGCGCAGAAGTTCATGCGCCTGCTGATTAAACAGTCCGTCCTGCTGCAGCAGTGCACCGTCGTCCCGATGGCGGCCCCCAAGCAGCAGTTCAGCAAGCTCAAGTTCGGCAGCCGCATCCTCCGCCCGGGACAGGAGGCCACCGCCGTCCCCGCCGCCCAGCGCGTGAAGCCGGACCTCTCCCAGGTGGAGCTTGACGCCAAGCTCTTCAAGGGCGAGGTGCGTCTCTCCGACGAGGTGCTCGAAGACAGCATCGAGCGCGGCGAGCTGCGCCAGACGCTCATGGAGATGATGGCGGACGCCATCTCCCGTGACATGGAGGAAATCCTCGTCAACGGAGACACCGCCTCGGCGGACCCTTTCCTCGCCACGCTGGACGGAGTGCTGAAGCAGGCCACCAGCAACGTCGTGGACGCGGCCGGCGCGGCCATCTCGAAGGACGTCCTGGGAGACTTGCTCAAGTCGCTGCCCTCGGAGCACCTGCGCGACAAGAGCAGCATGGGGTTCCTCTTACCAGCGTCGACGCGGACCTGGACTACCGCAGCACGCTGGCGGAGAGGGCCACGGCTGTCGGCGACAAGTTCTTGGAGGGCGACGCGCCGGTCCTCTACTCGGGCGTCCCGCTGCGCCCCATCCCTCTCTGGCCGGAGAACCTCGGCGCGACGAATGACCGCACGGCCGTGTTGCTGTGCAACCCGAAGAACATCCACGTCGGCATCTGGCGGCAGATTCGCATCGAGTCTGCGCGCGACATCTCCGAGGGCACGCTGAAGGTGGTGGCCACGCTGCGCTTCGACGTGAAGTTCGCGGAGGAGCCGGGCACGGCCAAGGCCATCAACGTGCAGCTGTGAGGCCCACCATGGACAACACCTATCTCGTCCGACTCAAGGCATACGACGCGCGCCGGGGCCACGTGCTGCGGCGCTACACGTATGCCGGCATCAAGTTCCAGGAGGAGCGCGGCTGGTACCGGGTGGAGAAGCCGGTGGCGGACTACCTGCGCACCGTCCACCAATTGCCCGGCGACACCTACTCGCCGCTCGCCTTCGACGTGTGTAGCGAGTCGGAGGCGAAGGCCCTCGACGTCACTGAGGCCGACGAGGCCCGCGTGAAGCGCAGCGCCAGCGACGAACTGAAGCTGAGTGCAGCGCGGCCCGCCGGCACGCTGACGACGGAGGACCTCCCGAAGGCCAGCGAGGAGAAGGACACGCGCCGCGCCAAGCGGGAGAAGGACTGACGTGTACGCCACGGTGGCCGACATGCGCGCCGAGGGCGTCACACCGGCCATGGCGGGCGACACCCGCCTGGCCGTCCTCCTGGAAGAGGCGACGCGCACCATCGACAAGGTGACAGGGTGGTACTTCGAGCCGCGCTCGGCAACGCTGCACCTCGACGGGCGCGGCACTCCGTCCCTCTGGCTGCCGGTGCCCCCCATTCGCCTCTACCGCCTGGCGCTGTACGGGGCGGACGTGTCCTTCTCCAAGGAGCGCCTGGTGGTGGTGGGTGCTCCGGTGGGCCCTGGCTTCGACGGGCCCCGCCTCACCTTCCGGCATGGCCGTGTCTTCCCGCTTGGCGAGAGCAACGTCACGGTGGGTGCGCGCTGGGGCTACACCGAGGCGGACGGAACGCCCGAGGGGCGCACGCCGCCCGCCATCCGGCGTGCGTGCATGCTCCTCGTCTTGCGCAGCCTCTCGCCCTTGGCGGATGAAGACTCGTTGGAGGAGCGCACTCGCTGGCGCGTGGTGGAGGAGCGCACGCGAGAGCAGAGCTACCGCCTCGACAGTGTCCGCCCCGCGGTGCGGCCTCTCACCGGAGAGCCGGAGGTGGACACCCTCCTCGCCCCCTACGTGAAGCCCTCCTTGCCCGGAGCGGCCTGATGAGGGGCAGGCTCATCTTCCCCTTTCTCGCGGAGCTGCACCGCTTGGACACCGCCGCCATGGCGGGGCTCGGCCCGGGCCCCCATGCCAGCGGGTACGACGCGGACTTCCGCGAGCCGGTGCTGGAGGACTCGGACGACGACGGAGTGGCCGAAGCCTTCCGCCGCGAATTTCCGCCCGTGCGTGTCCCCTGCCAGGTGGAGCCGGATGCCTTTGAGTCATTGCGCATGACTCCTTCCGGCAACAGCCCCCGGACGAGCTTCGAGCTCGTCTTCCACTTCCGAGACTTGGAGCGCCTCGGACTTGTCGATGCGGCCACGGGTGACGCCCTCATCCGCCCCAGCGACAGGCTGGGTGCCCTCTACGACGTCACGGGCGCCCTCGCGCAGGCCGTGAGGACGCCTCCCGGGCTGTACGTCACCGAGGCGCGCCCCACGGGCTTCGGACTCCACCGCCGGAGGCCTCGCCGGAATCTCTTGCTCGTCACCTTCAACGACAGGCCCCAAGCCCGAGGACTCGCATGAAAGCACTGCTACTCGCCCCACTTCTCGCCACCGCCCTCCTCACCCGCTGCCGCGCGCCGGACGGCTGCGCGCCGGTGTCCACGCGCTGCGCCGGCAATGTCGCTGAAATCTGCAACGGCGACGGCAACTGGCAGGTGCTCGCCGACTGTGACGCGGTCAGCGAGCACAGCAACGCCGCCTTCACCTGCGCCTACGTCAACGAGGAGGGCGTCGCCGGCCACACCTGCCTGCCCACCACCGTGGACGCGGGCACCTTCGACGCTGCCACCGTGGACGCGGGCGCCGAGGAAGGCGGTGTCCTGTGAAGGGCTACCTCCAGTCCCTGCCTGGCGTGGGCGGCCTCTTCCAGCGCGACATCCAGCCCGCGGAGGTGTGGGCCTTCTACCAGCACATGCAGTCGCGCCTGCGCACCAAGACGGCCAACAAGGCCGACTCCCTCGAAATGCAGTTGGCGGCCGAAGCGCTGCAGCGCATGGGGGTCCTCGACAGGCAGCGCTTCCTGGAGAAGTACGCCACCACCGTGGGCCGCACCCTCTACCTGCCCTTCGAGGTGGGCGTGCCGAAGGGGGGCTGGGACTTGTGGGCCCAGGTGGTGGTGTGCGTCCACGAGCACCAGCACGTCGTCCAGCACGACGAGGAGGGCCCCAGCTACGAGCTGGCCTACCTCACCAGCTCCGCCGCGCGCGCCCGCTACGAGGCCGAGGCCTACACCTGCAACCTGGAGCTGCACTACTGGCGCTACGGCACCATGCCCGCTGTGCGGCCCATCGCCGAGGGCCTCAAGCACTACGGCTGCCGGCCGGAGGACGTGGAAGTCGCCGCGCACACCCTGGCGCTCACCTCGGTGTCCGTCCGCCACAGCGCGGTGGTGAGTGAGGCCACCCACGTGGCCCTCGAGTGGCTCAACTCGCACGTCCCCCACCTGCGGGCGAAGAAGGGCTGAGACTCCCATGGCCGTCTCGCGCACCGGCGACTGGGCACGGGCCCGCCAACTGCTAGCGACGGGCTCGTCGCGCCTTGAAGGGGCGATGCAGGCGGCCCTGCGTCAGGAAGCGCACGCCCTGCGCAAGGAGGTGGTGCAGGGCCTCACCCAGCAGGCGCCGGGTGGAGAGCAACTCCGCCCGCCCTCGCCCCTCACGCTGGCGGCACGCCAGCTCGCGGGCTTCAGCGGGACGAAGGCCCTCCTCGTCTCGGGCGCGCTGCGCAACTCCATCTCCGTCGTCGTCGAGGGCGACGAGGCCTTCATTGGCGTCTCGCGCACCGCGAAGAGTCCGGACGGCGAGTCCCTCGTCGACGTGGCACAGCTGCAGGAGTACGGAGGTCCGCCCGTCGTCATCCCCATGACGCCGAAGATGCGGCGCTACCTCTTCGCGCTGCTGCGCCAGGCCGGCCTGGCCGGCCAGTCGCGCAATGGCGGCGGCGGGCGCGGCGTCATTGTGACGCAGACGCCCGCGCGGCCCTTCCTGCGGCCCGCCTTCGCGCGGTTTCGTCAGGGCGCCAGTCGCCGCTTCCTCGCGCGCGTGGCGAAGGAGCTGGGCCTCGGAGGGCCGGGGTAATGGCCGTGCCCACCCTCACCTCCGTGACGCCTTCCTCGGGGCCCACCAGCGGTGGAGACATCCTCCGCCTCGCGGGCACTGGCTTCGCTGCGCGAGTGGCCGTGCGCTTGGGCGGACTGCGCGCGGAGGTGCTCTCCGTCCGTGAAGAGGCAGGCACCCACTTCGCGGACATGCGGACACCGGCCCATGAGGTGGGCACCGTCGACGTGGAACTGCTCAACCTCTCCGCGGACGGGCGCCCCATTCCAGGTGAGGCCGCGCTCCTTCCGGGCGCGTACCGCTACCTGCGCCCGCGCGTCGCTCGTGAGGCGCACCTCACCCGCCTCGTGCGCACCTTGCTGCGCGAGCTGAAGCGCCAGGTGGTGGCCAACGTCAGCGCCAGCGTCTCCGTCGACTACGACGACACGGTGGCAGACGGCCTCAACGTCATCGCCATGGCCTCGCTGCCCTCGGTGGTGCTGTCAGGCCCCACGCTGCGCGAGAGTCGTCGCTACTCCACCAACGTGTTGCACGAGGACGTCGTGCAGGGCCCCTCTGGCACGGAGTTGGTGCGCAGGCGCCCCGCGTACACGGTGGATTTGGCCTTCACCCTCACGGTGGCCTCCGAGCGCACCGCCGAGCTCTTCAACCTCATGGCCGCCGTGGCCACCTTCCTCAACCGCAACCGCTGGCTGTCCATGGCCCGGGACGCCGAGGACGCCTCGCGCGGCACCGTGCGCTGGGAAATGGACGCGGACGGCGAGGTACGCACGCAGCTCGGCAGCCGCGACGACGTTCGCGCCTTCACCTGGGGGCTTCTCGTGCGCGGCTTCGACGTGGACGAGGGCCTGCCCCTCGACATCGGCAAGGCCGTCGCCGGCACTCACCTCGAAACGGACTCTCTCTCCGGAGGCACCTCATGAGCGTCACCCTCACCAATGCCCTGGGCAGGCTCGTCACCTTCCTCCTGCCCCATGAGTCGTACTGCGTGGCGCGCGGCGCGTGCGCCTGCGGCGTGCAGCCGGGCCGTGGCGGCCGGCGCCTGCCCTCCTCCCTCACCCTGGCCACGGGCGTGACGCTGGAGGACGTCCACGAGGCCGCTCTCTCTGTGCCCGCTGTGGCGGCTGCCATTCGCCGGGGCGAGCTCGCGCTGAAGCGGCAAGCCCCCTCCGCCCCGCCGTCCTCTCCATCCCTCCTCCCCGCGTCGGAAGCGTCCGCGCGCGTGTCCCGGAAGAAGCGAGGCGCCTCATGAGTCGTGAGCTGCTGTCGTCGAAAATCGTGGTTGAAGAGGAGGAGCCGCGCGTCCGCGGCATTCCCTCCGCCCCCACCTCCGTGGCGGGTGCCGTGGGCCTGGCGGAGCGCGGCCCCATCGGCCAGGCCGTGCTGTGCACCTCCTTCGAGGAGTACCAGGCCACCTTCGGAGGCTTCACCCCGGACTCGGACCTCGCCCTCGCCGCCATGGGCTTCTTCGAGCAGGGCGGCAGCCACCTCTGGGCGGTGCGCACCGTCCACTACGAGGACGTCTCCAACCCCGAGTCGCACACGGCCACGCGTGCGGCGGCGGCCCTCACCACGGGCGGCGGGCCCACGCCCGCTGTCGTGCGTGGCACCCTGCGGCCCCCCTTCACCCTGGCCGACGGCCAGCGCCTGGAGGTGTCCGTCAACGGCGCCGAAGCGGTGGACGTCATCTTCTCCGGCGCAGCGGCTTCCGTCTCTGCTGGCCGCCCGGGGCCCTACGCCCTCACTTCCGGACAGGCGCTCCGTGTGCGTGTGGACGACGGGCGGGACGTCTTCATCCCCTTCCTCGAGGAGGACTTCGACGACATCGGCCAGGCCACCGCGCAGGAGGTGGCCGCCGTCCTCAACGCGGGCCTCGTTGGGGGCCGCGCCACCGTGGAGGACGGTGTGCTGAGCATCGCCAGCGACACCCAGGGCGTCTCCAGCCGTCTGGAGGTGGGCGACGAGGTGGCGGGCACCGTCTTCGGCTTCCCTGGCGGCCCGCAGGTGGGGAGCGGCAACGTCCAGAGTCTGCGCGCCGTCGAGCTGGCCGAGGTGCGGGCCCTCGTGGAGGCGGCCGTGGCGGGCGTCCGCGTGGCGCCCTCGTCCCTTGGAACGCTGCAGGTGCGCACTCAGTCCACGGGGCCTGGCGCCTCCTTGCGTGTGCAGGGCGACGCGGGCCCCGGCCTCGGCCTCGACGCGCTGCCGCACACGGGCGACGCCTCCGGCGCCATCGACGTCCTCCATCTGGAGGCCAAGGACGCGGGCGCCTACGCCAACCGCCTCGAGGTGGTGGTGCGTCCCTCCACCAACGGTACCCCCGACACCTTCGACGTCCTCGTCCTCGAGGACGGCACCTACCGCGAGTCCTTCCCCAACCTCTCCTCGGCCGAAAACGACGCGCGCTACGTCGAGCGCGTCCTCAATGACGAGCGCACCGGCAGCAGCTACGTCCAGGCCTTCATGGTGCAACCGGACGCGGTTCCGGACGTGCAGACGGTGGCCCTCTCGGGTGGTACCGACGGCCTCGTCGGCCTGGACGACGCCGACTTCATCGGCTCCGAGGCTGGCCGGAGTGGCCTTTTACGCGCTCGACGAGGTGCAAGACGTCTCCCTCCTCCTGGTGCCCGGGCGAGCCACGCCTGCCGTCCACAACGCCATGGTGCGCTACTGCGAGGTGGCCCGCGACGGCCTCGTCTTCGCCGTCCTCGACTCGCCCGCGGGCTACAGCGCCACGGACATCGTCTCCTACGTCTCGCAGGAGGCCGCCCTCGAAGGACTCTCTGAGCACGCGGCCCTCTACTGGCCGCGCGTCAAGGTGCTCAACCCCGCCCGAAGCGTCTTCGGCAACGTGGAGCAGCTCGTCGTCCCGCCCTCCGGCATCATCGCTGGCGTCTTCGCGCGCAACGACGGCGCGCGCCCCGGCGGTGTGTACGACGCGCCCGCGGGCATCGAGGCCGGGCGCATGTTCGGCGTCCTGGGCTTCGAGTCCAAGGAGTGCCTCGAAGAGAAGAAGCGGGACGTCGTCTACCCCCGCCGCATCAACCCGCTCACCACCGGGCCCGGCCTCCCGCGCTTCATCGACGGCAGCCGCACGCTGAAGGCCAGCGGCAACTTCCCCTACGTCGCCGAGCGCAGGGGCGTTTCCTTCATCGAGCGCAGTCTCAAGTCGGGCCTGCAATTCGCCCGGCACCGCAACAACACGGAGGGGCTGCGCGCCCAGGTGCGGCGCTCCATTGCCGCCTTCCTCCTCGCGCAAATGCGAAACGGTGCATTCCGCAGCCAGGAGCCCGCCAAGGCCTTCTTCGTCGACGTCTCGGACGCCCTCAACCCACCGTCCGTCGTCTTCGCCGGAAAGCTGGTGGCGCGCATCGGGCTCGCCACCAACAAGCCGGCCGAATTCATCGTCCTGCGCATCGCCCAGGACACCCGCGCCCTCGAAGCCGAGCTGGCCTCGGCGGGCCTGTGAGGAGACTGGCCATGGCCATCATTGGACAGCCGCGCAGCTTCCATAAGCGCTTCAAGTTCCTCTGTGAGGTGGACGGCCTCGGGCACTCTGGTTTCCAGAAGTGCTCCGAGCTGTCCGTCGAGGTCGCCAACGTCCAGTACTTCGAAGGCGGCTCCTTGATTCCGAACAAGAGTCCGGGGCGCCTCACTTTCTCCGACGTCACGTTGGAGAGAGGAGCCACGCAGGACCATGAGCTCTTCGACTGGTTCCAGGACGTCGTCCACACCGCCAGCGGCCTGGGCTTGCCGGACAGCCTCTACAAGCGCAACCTCGACATCGTCCAGCAAGATAGGGACGGCACCACGCTGCGCCGGTGGAGCCTCTCCCGCGCCTGGCCGGTGAAGTTCGTCGCGGGCGAGTGGGACAACGAGAGTGACGAGAACGTCATCGAGTCCGTCACCCTCACATACGACTTCTTCGAGCTGGCGCAGTAACCAATGCGTCGTGGGCGGCCGGAAAACTTGTGACGAACTGCCGAGGGCTTGTTCCCATCAAACGACGGAACATCGCGATGAACGCTGATGAAGTCGCGTAGCCTAAATCCAATGCGACCGACTCGACACTGCGGCCCGCTCGAAGCAAGGGCAATGCATTTACGAGTCGGAGTCGCTGTCGCCACTCCGTGAGCGACATTCCCAACTCACGTTCACAACGTCGAACCAGCGTCCGCTCGCTCATGTGAAACGCTCGCGCAAGCTCACCTAGCGTACGATTATCAGCTGGGTTCTTCTTGAGGGCAGTCAGCACGACTTCGAGTTCTTCATCCTCAGTGCGAGGAACGTAGCTCCCCGTCGTCGCGCAGGTGGAAAGTTGATCGACGAGCACATGCAGCAGTCGCGACCTCATCGGAGTCTCTGCTTCAGATGGCACCCAATCTCGCAGCCGCTCAATGATGGTACGGACCAGTGGCGAAACGATTACGGCGCAGAGCATCTTAGGCATCTGTCCACAAAGGTCGCGACTAACATAGACAGAGCAGTGCACCGCCTCGTCTTCATTGAAGCCCGCATGCTCCGTGTCGGCCGGAATCCAGAGGCCAAGGTGCGGCGGAGCAATGAAGTGCTGAATGCCAGCGGTAACTTCGGTGACACCGCTAAAGGAGTACAAGAACTCCCCCCAACGGTGAATATGCACTGGATATGCCCCGTGAGACGGCATTCGCTCTATTCTGAAAAACACAGGTTCCGGCAAGGACCCGCCGGTGAACGGAGGGGTTTTCAGGTATCGCGGAGATGACTGGAGGTGGGACATCTTCATGAACTGGCAGTCCGGCATTATCGAATGGCAGTTTAGCGCTATATCACTCTAATCCACCGGGCTTAAAGTCTCAACCCGTAGAGCATCCTTAGCCCCAAAGCAGAAGAGCGCAGCGTGCTCGACCGCACCTGTATCGCCGACCTGGCACTTCGTTTGTGTCAGTACAGCAAGCCCCGCCCTGCCTGCTTCGGCCCACGATTCCGCCTATGCGTCTTCTCACTTGAGGAGCACGCACGACCTGCCCGCCAATCTACTTCCGGCCAGAGGACGAGTAACACCCCTGACTCCTCAGCAAACAGAGCCCTCTCGCATGACGAATTCACGACTACTCCTCGTTGTTGGTGTACTGCTCATAGCGGCCAACTTGCGCGCACCTATCACTGGGGTGCCACCACTACTCGGCTCAATCCAGGTGGACTTCGGCTTGAGCACGACAACTGCTGGAGCGTTGACCACACTGCCACTCCTAGCATTCGCTGCCATGTCGCCTGCCAGCGCGCCGCTCGCCCGTAAGTATGGCCTGGAGCGAGTTCTGCTGGGCGCGTTAATGACGATTGCACTGGGAATCATGTTGCGGTCGGCTGGTGCCTCATGGTTCCTGTACATTGGAACCTGGATTGTCGGCATGGGTATTGCGGTCGGCAACGTCCTACTTCCGAGCCTCGTCAAACGCGACTTCTCGCACAACGTCGCCGCTATAACCGGCGCTTACTCGTTGTCCATGGGGGCAGCCGCAGCGCTAGGCTCGGCTGCAGCCGTCCCCCTCGCGAGCGCCTGGGGCTGGCGCCCCGCGCTTGGGTCATTCCTCATCCTCCCATTGATGGCGCTCACCGTCTGGCTCTCTCAGCTCAGCGCGCGGACGGCGCCGGCCCGCGACACTGCTGCGCCGCTGCACGGCGTCAGACTTTGGCGCTCCCCGCTGGCTTGGCAGGTCACACTTTTTCTCGGGCTCAACTCCACAATCTACTATGTGGCCATCAGCTGGCTGCCTGCGATTCTGACCGACGCAGGCCTCTCACCTGCCAAGGCGGGCTCTCTGCATGGCCTGATGCAACTGGCGACTGCAATCCCAGGGTTGGCGCTCGCACCGCTCCTACGACGAATGCGTGACCAATCTCTCCCCGCCGCCGTGGCGGCAATCTTCTCCGCCATTGCACTACTGGGTCTCTTGACGGTGCCGCAATATGCGCCCACCTGGGCAGTCCTGTTCGGCATCGGGACGGGCGCGGGTATCATTCTAGGCTTAACGTTTTTCGGCCTTCGAACCGAGAACGCGCAACAGGCCGCCGCGTTGTCAGGAATGGCCCAGTGCATTGGGTATCTAATGGCGGCTGTGGGCCCCATGGCGATTGGGGCACTCCACGACTTTCTCGGCGGGTGGAGCGTTTCCCTTGGGCTGTGCACGGCCTTGGCGCTCCTTGCGGCCGTCATGGGTGGCTTGGCCGGCCGCTCGCGCCACATCGACAGCCCAAGGCAGCAGGGAGCATAGTCTGCGAATCGTGTTCGACGCCAAGATGGGGAGTTCAAAGGAGTCGTCCGAGGAATGGACCGTCTTCTTGAGAGCTGAGCTGAAAGATGGTGCGTTCCGCGACCAGGTACACGCAACTCCCTGCTGGGGTTGGTCCTTCTCCATGCCCGGGCCAGCAGCGCTGAAACAGCCCTGACCACACCAACGCGCTCATGAGTCCCCCACGCAGGTTGGGTGCTGCACCTGTCGATGTCCCCGATTTGCCGCCCGAGGCCTTTGTCCTTCCCGGAGGAAGGACATGGCGGACATTGTTTCGTGCCCCTCGGGGCTGACGGGCCGCATTCGCGGCATGCGAGTGCGGGAGGAGCGCGTCCTCGCGGATAGGAAGCTGGCGAAGAGCGGCAGCCAGGTGGATGAGCTGCTCTCCGCGTGCTGGGAGGAGATACTGGAGGCAGGCCCCTACACCTTCGCCGACGGGAAGGTGGATTGGGGCCAGGTGCTTCAGGGGGACCGCTTCTACGCGCTCCTCCAGGTGCGCGTCCTCACGTACGGGCCCGAGTACGCCTTCGCCGTCCCCTGTCAGAGTGCCGCCTGCCGCTCCCGCATCGACTGGGAGCTGGACCTGACGCAATTGCCGGTGCGCGCCCTCTCAGACACCAGTCGCGCGGCCTTCATGGCCGGCAACCGCTTCGAGACGACGCTGCCGGACGCCGGCACGCGCGTGCGCTTCAAGCTGCTGACGGGTGAGGACGAGCGGCGCCTGCCGCAGCTCCAGCGCGCGGCCCCCGAGAAGCTGCTGTCCTCCGTCCTCGCCTACCGGGTACTGGACGTCGACGGAGTGGATGCGCGCGACAAGCGCCGCTTCCTCGAGGACCTCACGCTGCGCGACGCCGACTTCCTCGTCGACGAGTTCGACCGCGTCGACTGCGGGGTGGACACCACCCTCGAAGTCGAGTGCCCCGAGTGCTTCATGCGCCAGGAGGTGGAGCTCCCTTTCGACCGGGGCTTCTTCCTCCCGGGGACGCAGCGGACGACGAGGCGACGGGACCGCTCCACCTCTTCCCCGGTGTGACGCTGGAGACGTGGCGAGAGGGCCTCTTCAACCTGTGCTGGCACCAGCACGGAGGCAGCGGCCTCGCAGTTCCTCTCGGTGACGCCTTGGAGCTGCCCACCTCGGACAGGGACTGGCTCCTCGAGCGCATCGGCCAGCAACGCAGTCGCGAGGCGAAGGCCTTGGAGAAGTCCGCGAAGCGGAGGTAGCGCGTGCTCAACAACCTCGGCCTGGGCTTCGTCTTCACGGCGCGGGACTTGGCCTCTGGCACCTTCCAGGGAGTGGAGCGCAACTTCATGAGCCTGGACAGGCGCGTGGGGTTGGGCACCGCGCGCATTGAAACCGCCGTCCAGCGGCTCGGCGTCGCCATGGCCCTCTTCACGGCCGGCGCCGTCACCCTGGGTGCATCCCTCTCTCTGGCAAACACCGCCGGCGAGTTCGAACAAGCCCTGGCGGGCGTGGCCGCCATCTCCGGCGCCTCGGCCGAGGTGCTCGGGGAGCTGCGTGACGCTGCCGTCAAGGCCAGCCTCGCCACGCAATTCACGCCCACCGAGTCCGTGCTGGGCCTGCGCGAGCTCACTCAGGCCGGCTTCACCGCCGCGGAGGCCATGAAGCTGCTGCTGCCGGTGTTGGATTTGGCCGGTGGCTCGCTGGGAGAGCTGACACCCCAGGGGGCGGCGGGCCTCGCCTCCCAGGCCATGAAGGCCTTCGGCATCTCCACCGACAAGGCCGCCATCTCCGTCGACCAGATGCTCCAGGCCGTCAACGTCTTCGCCCTCAGCGCGAATGAGTTGCCCCTGGCCCTCGGCACCGCCGCGCGTGGTGCGCAGGCCCTCAACCAGTCCCTGCCCGAGACACTCATCGCCCTCGGCCTCGTGAAGAACGTCGTCCCTGGCGTGGAGCGCGCGTCCACCGCCGTCGCCGTGGCTATGGAGCGCATGGCGGACCCGCAGGTGCAAGAGCACCTGCGCGGTCTGGGCGTTGCCGTCACCGACTCCAAAGGCAACTTCCTCTCCTTCCTCGGCATCCTCGACAAGCTGTCGCCAGCCCTCGAACGCATGACGGCGGCGCAGCGCTCCGCATTCCTGCTGAAGGCCTTCGGCCGCGAGGCGCTCGGTGGCGTGAATGCCATCCTCACGCAGTTCACCAACGGCATCCGCAAGGACACCGGCGAAGTCGTCCGCGGCGCCGAGGCCCTCAAGTACCTGCGCGATGAGTTCGAGAATGCGGGCGGCACGGCCGAGGCGTTCCGCAAGCAGATGCTGGACACCTTCGAGGGCCAGAAGACGCTGCTCGCCGGCAACCTGGAGACGCTCGCCATCGTCCTCGGAGAGCCCTTCGGCCAGGTGCTGAAACCCCTCGTCACCCTCGTCGCCAGCGCAGTGCAGCAGGTGCTGGGTGTCTTCCAGGCGTTGCCCGGCCCGGTGAAGCGCGCCTTCGCCGCCTTCGCGCTCGGAGCTGGCGGACTGCTTACTCTCGTCGGCGCTGTCATCTCCGCGAAGGTGGGCCTGGCGCTGATGGTGGTGGGCCTCAAGGTGCTGGGCCTCACGCTGGGCGGCCTCCTGGCCACGGTGCTTCCGGCCGTGGGCGCTGTCGTCCTCCTGGGCGTCGCCGTGGCCGGCCTCGCCTACGCCTTCCGTCACAACCTCGGCGGCCTGGGCGACTTCGCGCGGCGTGTGCAGGAGCAGGTGACGCTCGCTTTCCGCGGCCTCGTCCAGCTCTTCGAGGACGGGGGCTTCTCCGGCGCGGTGCGGGAGGAGTTGGGCCGGGCCGAGAATGCCGGGCTCAAGGACTTCCTCATCAACCTCTACCTGTGGGCACATCGCGTCCACAGCTTCTTCTCCAGCCTGGCCGACGGCTTCTCCTCCGGACTCGAAGCCGCGCGCCCCACCCTCGACGCCTTCCAGGCGACGCTGGGGCGGGTGGGCGAAGCGCTGGGCTTCCTCTCCGAGAGGGACGACGCGACCACGGCCGCTGCGAAGTTCGCCGCCTTCGGCGACGCGGGGGCCACGGTGGGACGCGCCCTCGCCCGCGTCTTCGACTTCGTCGTCAGGGGCCTGACGGCCGCAGCGGAGGTAGTGGAGGGCCTGGCGGGGCAATGGCACTACATGAAGGCCGGAGTCGACGTCCTCCTGGGCAGCCTGGCGCACCTCGGCCGCGTCCTCGGCGGGGCCCTCTCGGGCCTCTTGGGCACCAACTCCGCCTTGCAACAGGGCAGCAGTGGGTGGGCGCTCATGGGGCAAGCCATCGGGTTTGCCATCGGCAACATCACCACCGTCGTGGGCGTGCTGGTGTCCGCCGTCTCCCTCGCAGTGTCCGTGGTGGGGGGCATCCTCAACGCGGCCCTGGCGGCCTTCTCGGGCATCGTCGACGTCTTCTGGGGCGTGGTGTTGACGCTGAGCGGAGCCCTCACCGGCAACTGGGCCGAGGCGTGGACGGGCATGAAGCTCATCGTCTTCGGCGTGGTGGACGCCATCTCCGGCGTCCTCCTGGAGTTGGTGGGCGCCATCCTCGGTGTCGTGGACGCCGTGGCGAGCCTCTTCGGCAAGGACACCGGCCTCCAGCAGGCGCTGCGGACGGCCCGGCTTACCCTCCACCGGGACTTGTCCGTCGCTTTCGGCCTCGAGGACTCCCCCGCCGCGGCCCCGGCGCCCGTCGCCTCCATGGCCTCCACCTCGCCGGCAGAGTGGCCCCTGGAGTCCTCGTCCATGCCGGCGGTGGCGGCCCTCCAGGCCTCGCTGCCCCAGCCCGAGGTGCTCTCCTCGCAGCCGGCCGAAACTCCCGCCGCGCCCGTCCTCGTCAGCCTGCAGGTGGACGGAGAGGTGATTGCCCAGGCCACGGCGCGCGCCGAGAGGGACGCCGCCTCCCGCAGCTTCTCCCCCATGCCGGCGTACTGAAAGGCAGGCCCCCCACGTGTCCATCGCTGCCGGCCTCGCTCGTCCTCCTCGCTGCCTCCTCGTGAATGTCCTCACCGGAGAGGCCATGGAGTGCCTCTTCAACCCCACGCAGTTGGTGGAGAAGCTCCAGGTGAATTGGAACCGCCTGGTGGTGCCGGGCCTCTCTCACCAGGTCCTCCAATTTCAGGGCACCTCCAACCGGCAGCTGGCGGGAGTGGAATTCGACCTGGACGCCTTCTTCGCCACGCAGCAGGCCGACACGTCCAACATCATGGCGTTCCGCGCCTTCTTGCGCGCCCTCACTGTGCCTCCGGCGGGTACCGAGGGTGTGCTGGCGACAGCACCTCCACGCGTCCTCGTCCTCTGGCCCGGTGTCCTCACTGTGGAGTGTGTCGTCGCCAGCGTGGAGTTCCAGTACCGCCAGCTCGCCGTCGACGGCCGTGTCCTCGTCTACACCGCCACCGTCACCTTCGAGGAGATTCTCGACACCCGCGTCACCTCCGAGCAGCTCCGTCAGGAGGTGCCGTAGTGGCCCCTCACGCCGGCAGTCGCTACTCCTTCTCTCTCGGCCTTCGGGACGAGGCTGGCCGCCTCTTCCTCACCGAGAGAGTGCCCTACGGCTTCCAGCCGCACGCGGACACGTGCGTCCACCTCGTCGCCCAGGGTGACTCCCTCTGGGGCCTTGCTGGGCGCTACTTCGCGCCCCTGCCGCGCGCCTGCGGCTTCTGGTGGGCCATCGCCGACTTCCAGCCGGAGCCCATCATCGACGCGACGCTGGAGCTGGAGGCTGGGCGGCGCGTCTACATCCCCTCGCTGCGCGTCCTCACCGACGTCATCCTCGGCGAGCAGCGACGGAGGGCGTCCGAATGACGCGGCCCCTCGACAGGAGCGCGCCTGGCGTGCGCCTCACTCTGCTGGCACACGAGAAGGCCCGCAGCGGTGAGCCCCTCTCTCTTGAGGGCCGCGTCCTCGGCCTCACCTTCGAGGACTCCGCCACGAAGGCCGACAAGCTGTCCCTCCAGTTGGACAACTTCGACCTGGCGCTCTTCGACAGGGCGGAGCTGGTGGGCGGCGCGGTGCTGGAGGTGTCCTGGGGCTACCCGGGCCTCATGGCGCCTCCGCGGCGAGTCGTGGTGAAGAAGCTGAAGGGCTTCCAGGTGCTCACCGTCGAGGGCCAGGCCCTCAGCGCCCTCATGCACCGCGAGGCGAAGACGCGCGCCTGGAAGGGCAAGACGCGCGCCCAGGTGGTGCGTGAGGTGGCCGCCGAGTACGGCTACGAGGAGGACTCCGTCCACGTCGAGGACACCGGAGAGTCCTTCGACACCATCCACCAGGCCGGGGAGACGGATGCGCGCTTTCTCCGGCGCCTGGCCGCGCGGGAGGAGTTCGAGTTCCACGTCGACGACAGGGGCCTGTCCTTCAGCCCGCGCAACCAGGCCGCCGCGCCCACCCATGTGCTGTGGTGGTACGCGGACGCGGGCCGGGGCGACATCCTCTCCGTCAACGTCGAGTCGGAGCTCGGGCGGCGAGTAGGCCAGGTGGGTGTGCGTGGCCGGGACGCCATGGCTAAGGCGAACATCGAAGCCCAGGCCAGCAGTGCCACCGTGGAGCGCACCACCCTCGCGGACTTCCTCGAGGTGGTGGACAAGCGCACGGGCACCACGTCGCTGCAGCTTCGCAACAGCACCACCAGCGTCCAGCCCACCTCGGCCTCGACACCTGCCCAAGCCCAGCGCGAGTCCGCGGCCCGCTTCCGGCGCGCGGAAGCCGGCACTGTGAAGCTGTCCCTCCAAGTGGTGGGCAACCCCAGCTTGCGTGCGAAGTCCGTCGTGGAGGTGCGCGGCATCTCCAGCTTCCTGTCCGGCAGGTACTACGTCACCGAGGCGAAGCACGTCCTGTCCGCGTCTGGCTACACCACGGACTTGAAGCTGTCGCGCGACGGCACCGGCCGCCGTCAGCAAGCCAGCCCGGAGAAGCAGGGCCAGCCCCAGGGCGGGCAGCCAAACACCAGCGCGTCCGTGACGACTGGGGCGCTGAAGGAAGTCGAGTCCTTCGAGAGGGACACCGGCACCCGGTACATCGAGTACCGCCGCGACGGGCAGCCCATCGGTGTCGAGGACCCCGAAGCCGGAATGAGTCTCCCCAGGTAGCGAGCCCACCATGCGCACCTTCGACGACGACATCCTTGCCCATGACACGCGCCTGCTCGGCATGTACGTGGGCTACGTCACCAGCCGCGAGGACGGGGAGCAGCTCGGCCGCGTCCGCGTGTGCATCCCCGGTGTCCTTGAGCCCGAGTCCGCCTGGGCCTGGCCCCTGGGCACCTCCGGCGGGGGCGCCAAGGACACGGGTTTCTTCGCGGTACCGCACGTGGGCGCCGAGGTGGCCGTCTTCTTCAACCAGGGCGACGTCGACGCGCCCTATTACCTCAGCGCGCACTGGGGGAAGCCGGGCGGCCAGAGCGAGGTGCCCGAAGAAGCCCAGGTGTCTCCGCCCGACAATCGCGTCCTCGCCACGCCCACCTTCCGCGTCGAATTGGACGAGTCCGCGGGGAAGAGGAAGCTGAAGCTCACCAACCGGAAGACGGGCGACTGCCTCACGTTCGACGCGGAGGAGAACACCGTCACCCTGGAGGCCACCACCGCCCTCACCCTGCGCGCGGTGGGCGCCATCTCCCTGGAGGCGGCTCAAGTCACCATCGCCGGCCGCATCGTCCGCCCCATCGCCGAGCCAATTTGAGGACGCCCATGGCGCTGCCCATCTGCATCCGCATCCCCCCACTGCCCGAGGCGCCCACCCTCACGCTGCCTGGCGGCGCCACCCTGCAGCACCACCAGCTCCTGCAGGCCGTCCAGCCGGCGCTCGCGCCGCTCACGCCCCTCTTCGACATCATCGGCGCGGTGCTGGCCGTCTTCGAGGTCGTGAAGGCCATACCGGACGCGTTGGGCCCGCCTCCGGACCCGACAGCCATCGCCGCAGCCCTCCCGAAGCTGGCCGAGAAGGTGTCCAAGCTGCTCCGCCTCGTCCCCCAGCTATCGGTGCCGTACACGGTGGTGGGCGTCATCGACATCCTCCTGGGCGAGCTGAGCCATGCCCGTGGCCAGTTCGTCCACCTGCAGCTGCGCATGGCGAGTGTGGCGCGGGCCAGGCAGCGGGCCGTCCAACTTGGGGACGCGGGCCTCCTGGCGGTGGCCGGCTGCGCGGAAGCCAACGTCGCCGAGGAGGCCGCCAACGTCGGCAAAGCCCTGGCGGCCCTTTCTCAGCTCATGGCCCTCCTCAACGTCTTCCTGGGGCTGGTGGGCGGCCCTCAGGTGCCAGACTTCTCCAGCCTCGAGGGGAGCCCTCTGGAAGAAGCCCTTGCGCCGCTCGACGCCATCGTCCGCACGCTGCAGCAGGTGCGCGCGGCCATCCCCATTCCGTGAGGAGGATGTCATGAGTCGAGCGCCCCAGAATCTCCTCATCCCCTTCCGTCGTGACAGGAAGCGCGACTTCGCCGTAGGTACCGGGCCCGAGTTGCTCGCCTCGAAGGTGCGGCAGGTGCTGCTGACGGAAGGCGCTACGCCTCACTCCACCGGCGAGCTGCCCTGGCGCACCAGCTTCGGTGCGGGACTGTCGCGGCTTCGCCACCAGCGCAACAACACCGTGCTGACGGAGCTGGCACGCGTGTACGTCCGAGACGCCCTTGCTCGCTGGCTGCCTGGCGTGCAGTTGGTGCAGATCGAAGTGGAACAGAATACGGCAGAAATAGCACTTCGAGTCCGCATTCATGAGCGTGACTCATCAGTGACGCTGGAGGTATCCTCCGTCAAGTGAACGAGCCCTCAAGGCTGCTCGCGAGGTTAAGTTCGTTTTGTACCAGAACGCTGCCTCTCGGATTTATTTGCGCCCACCAAGTCCAACGACTCCGCGTCCATGCTTCGGCCCTAGTCTTCGGCATCATCAATCTGAAATGCGACCCCTGTCGGCCGTCTAAACATATACAGCCAATGATACCGCCACGACTCAGTATTCACCTTGTGGCGCGACGACAGCCGAAGACTATTCCGAAAAGACTCTGTCACACCAACAGCCCTAACTATTGTCCCATTGGCCGTAACCCCGATCGCACCAAGGTGGAGCAGGCGATGACACAATGGACAGAGGCAGGCGACGTTGTCCTCGGCATCAGCCCCATCGTGCGAAAGCGGCTGGACGTGATGCGCTTCTGAATAGGGCCGATTCGAAAGAAAATCAAAGAGCTTTCGATCGCAAATCTGGCAACTATTGTCCTCAGCTTCCTTTACACGTTTAACCACCTCGGTATCGCGTTCGCGGAGGGTTACAGTACGAACATACTGTGTCGACGCCACCTGTTGAGATGCAGATTGTGGACTTCCCGTCCGAACGCCAGACGCTGCATCAGTGGAAAACGCCGAACTCAAAGTCGGAAAATCGACCTGACTGTTTTCAGACGCAGCGGCGCGACTGAAGGGCAACGAAGGCTCCGCGACCGCAGACAGCGGTACATTTTCCGCTTGGTCAGAGCCACTCTGCGCTCCATCCGACAAGGCGACAGCAAGTGGAAACTTTTCGGGTTGAGGAACGGCCGTGGCTGACGACTCCACCATCGGGACAGCTTGGCTCGTTGGGAAAGTGCCTACAACTTCCTCTATCGTTTTACCGGGCCAGAGAGCCTCGGCTCGCATACGCACCTTTGTGACGAGCTCCTGATGCCCAGAGCGCAATATGTAGGCTGCCAGATCCGCCGCACGGCCTCCATAGAGGAGGACGCCTTTCATCGCAAGATTGAGCTTCGCGCGCGCATCTGCACTGACAAACTCCTCACGAAGCAGTTCTAACCCGACGCTACTACGGCTTTTTCTGGCGAAATCAAAGACAGCCTCAGCGTGCTCATGACTCCGCTGAAAACTTCGAAACCGAGAGAGCCACACTTCGTCCTCAGCCTGAAGAAGAAGACGCAGAACATGCTGAATACGCTCGTCCGACAGGCGCACATACCATGCCTCCGGGCCCATCTCCGGAAGACATGCAGCCCAACTCCTAATTGCAGCCAATGCCTCAAAACTGCCTCTCCCAACCTGATAGCAACGGACAGCAAGCGCGACACTTTCAACTGGACTCGCAGCGAGAACAAAGAGAACGGTCTCCGGCACATCTGAGTCCGCATCGGCAAATGCGGCACGAACAGCAAAGATTACCGCATCAAAGGAAAAACTCTCCTCCGAACTCGCAAGCAACTCCAGCGCCTCCCCTGGCGCGCATTTGGCGAGAGACTTCAAGGCCGTGTTGCGCATATCCCTATCAATCGACCTATCGCGCGCAAGCGCCTGAAGCACAGAGAGCGTCTCCGCTCGCGCCACACCAAACGTCCAATTTGACGCAAGAAGACGCACACTCGGCTGAACATCCCGGAGAAGAAGCCGCAATTCCTCCTCGAAGCCATATTCACTGCCTGCCACCAACTGCCCAATCATCTTCCGTGCATCGCTTGGAACATCCTCAGGATAAATGGCACACAAACGAACGAGTTCCAAGAACGCGATGCGTTCGCCAAGGCGACAGAGCAACTTGGCGAGGACATACTTCTCATCAATGGAATGTGGCCGTTGAAGCTCGCGTCTAAGTGCTGGGATCGCGACGGTGCCGTACCAAGCCCGAAGGGCACGGCCGATTGCGCGCCGATGATCTCTACTGACGAAAAGCATCGCGGCCAGCCGCGATGCGTTCTCTTCGGACGGACGCAGTTGGAGCCGACCGAGCATTTCGCCCACTTGCCCCCCTCGCGCTTTTTTCAATGCACGCAGATCAGTCATGAATTTCCTAGTGGGGAATGAGAGGAGCCATTCGTCGTTCGTAGGCGGTCGAAAACTGCCCGGCCAGTGCGAACGGCACGATGAGAGTAGTGATTGACGTCACCCAACGCATTGTACTCGTACTGGTTGCACCAGCTACAACGTGCCTAACTCACCATCGGGGGTCACAAAGCAGTACCAAACCTGCGACCCTGTCGACAAGTGTATGAATAGGTAGACCCAGCAACTAAGTCCTGCTCGCTCCTCATCACATGACTCGACGGCCCACACGAGAAGTCCCTCCCCACGTCAGGACATGTCCCCATGTCCCCGAAAAGAAGTGGGCCGAAGGCCTTTGTCTCCCGGTGGAGGCCTTCGCCTACGTGCCACTTCTTCCCGCGTCCACCGACTATACCTACCGCGACTTCGACGCCCTGCGCGCGCGCCTCGTGGCGCTCGTGAAGAGCGTCTTTCCTGACTGGACTGACTTCGACGTCGCCAGCTTCGGCAACCTGCTGCTGGAGATGTACGCCTTCGTCGGTGATGTCCTCGGCTTCTACCAGGACAACCTCGCCCGCGAGTCACGCCTCTCCACGGCTACCCAGCGCCGCAACGTCATCGCTCTGGCCCGCATACTGGGCTACCGGCTTCACGGCGCCCAGGCAGCCACTGCCGAGGTGGAGCTGCGCCTGGACCAGCCTCCCGCAGCCCCCGTCACCTTCCCTGCCGGCACCGTCGTCCGCACCCAGGAAGTGACGGAGGCTGTCCGCTTCCAGCTCCTCTCGTCCGTCACCATTCCGGCCGGCGCTAACCCGCCGCGCGTCGTCGCCGTGGCCGAGCACTCGAAGACGCACACCCAGCTCTTCGACTCGCGCGGCCTCGCCGACTTCGAGGCGCACCTGGACTTCGCCCCCTACCTCGACGGCTCCGCCCGCGTGTCCACCGCCCAGGGCGCCTTCACCGAGGTGGACACCTTCCTCAACTCGCGTGCCTCCGACGCCCACTTCCTCGTCAGCGTGGACCAAGGGGACAAGGCCACCGTCCGCTTCGGCACCGGCACCAACGGCCTGCCACCCGCTGGCACCGTGGCGGTGGTGTACAAGACAGGGGGAGGCGCGGCCGGCAACGTGGACGCGGGTCGCCTCGTCGTCGTGGAGGGCAGCTTCCGGGACGCCCACGGCCACGCGGTGCAGGTGTCCGTCCACAACCCCACCCCTGCCTCGGGTGGCGCGGACAGGCAGACGGTGGCCTCCGCGAAGTTGCTGGCCCCCGAGAGTCTCCGGGCCCTGACGCGCACCGTCGCCCGCGAGGACTTTGAAATCAACGCCCGACGCCTGCCCGGTGTGGCGCGTGCCCTCATGCTGACGTCCAACGAGGACGCCACCATTGGCGAGAATGCCGGCATCCTTTACGTGGTGCCCAATGGCGGCGGAATGCCCACGCCCGCGCTCAAGGCCCAGGTGCTGCGCCAGGTGACGGAAGTCTACCCCTGCACCCTAACCTTCCAGGTGAGCGTCCAGGAGCCGGTGTACCGGCGCATGGACGTCTCCGCGCGCCTCTTCCTGCGCCAGGGCGCTTCGGCCCAGGACGTCGCATCCCGCGTCCGCCAGGCGCTCGCCGCCCACTTCCGCATCAGCGAGCCGGACGGCACGCCCAACCCGCGCATCGACTTCGGCTTCAACCTCAAGGACGCCCAGGGCTTCCCGGCCGGAGAGGTGGCCTGGTCCGACGTCTTCAACGTCATCCGCGACGTGCCCGGCGTCCGGAAGCTGGGTGATGCGCGGATGGACCTGACACTCAACGGCCTGCCCGCGGATGTGAAGCTGACGGTGCGGGAACTGCCGGTGCTGGGCAGCGTCACCCTGCAGGACGGGGACACCGGAGGGCTGCTCTGACATGGCCCTCCTCAACCCCAGCTTCGAGGACGCGGGCGGGCGGCCCGGCGAGGCAGAGCACTGGACGCTGACGGCGGTGATGCGCCTTGAGGCCCTGGCGGGCTTCGGTGTGCCGGAGGAGGCATGCGAGGACTTCGAGCGCTGGTACGTGTGGCGCGCCGCCCTCTCCGACGTCCCCGTGGCCCTCGCCTTCTTCTCCGGGCAGCGCGACGGCTTCGAGGCCTTCTCCCGGGGCTGGGACAACGACGGCTTCCTCTTCGAGCTGCCGCCCGCGCAGATTGTCCCGCACCGCTTCGAGGGCCAGGCCGTCGAGACGTGGGGCCAGGGGCCCTTCCTCACGGGCTGGGCGGACGTCGCCTCCGTAGCGGGCCTTTTCAGCGACTCGCCGAGGGAGGACTTCGAGCAGCGCTGGCACACCAACGAGGGCTACGCCTGGCGCTGGGAGGACGTGATGGCGCGCGTGGCCCTCTTCAACACCACGCAGCCCTCCGAGGACTTCGACACCGGGTGGACTGCAGCCACCACGCAGTGAGGACACCATGGCACTCGAAGACTGGACTTACCTCAACGGAGGACTCGACATCGCCACCGTGGACAGGGGCGTGACGGCGGGCATTGCGCGTCCCCCGGGCGGTGGCAATTTCCTCTTCGCCTTCAACTCCCTCACCCCCGCGCAGGGCGCAGTTGGTCTCTTCGCCAACCTCCCGGACTTCGCCCCCATGGCCAAGGGAGGCAGCGTCCGCGGCTGCCTTCAACGCGGGCCCGGAGGCGGCCCCACCGGCTTCTCCCCCTTCCTCTTCCTGTGCGGCCAGGGCACCTCCGTCAACGACTCCGCCTACCTCCTGGGCCTCTCCGACGATGAGCCGCACCGGGTGGTGCTGCGCAAGGGTGCGGTGGCCACGGGGCTTCCCGACGCAGACGGGCCGGGTGTCCTCCTGAAGTCCTCGGCCAGCTTCACCCAGGGCACGTGGCTGCACCTACGGCTGGACGTCATCGTCAACGCCAACGGCGACGTCGTCCTCAAGGCCTTTCACAATGACCTGGCCGCGCACCCGCTCGGCGCGGCTCCCGACTGGCAGCCGGTACCAGGCATGGCCGACTTCATCGACGATGCCCTCGGCATCAACTCCGGCAGCCAGCCCCTCACCTCCGGCCGTGGAGGCTTCGGCTTCTCTGTGCGGGACGTCACCCGCCGGGCCTACTTCGACTCGCTCGAGCTGTCCCGACAGGTGTGACGCCCATGGCCCTCACCGCCTTCACCAGCCGCCTGGGCATGGGCCAGGGGCGCATTCGGCCCCAGCGGGCCACGCCCGCCTCGGGCGAGTACCTCTTCGTCCTCGGAGACGAGGAACCTGGACGCCGCTTCGAGCTGGTCCCGGGGGACTTCGCCGAGGTGACGCAAGCAGTGGACGTCACTGGCGTGTCGCTCGTCCGCTGCGCCCTGCGCCTCCGTGTGCCTGCAGGCGCCCCAGCGGGCCTGGCCTGGGAAGCGTCCCTCGTCGTGGACGGGGTGAAGTACGCCCGCTGCCTCGGACGCCCCGGCCGAGAGCGCCTCGTCGGAGACATGGCCGCCAACGTCTCGAAGCTCTCCGGCGTCCACACCATGGGCGTCCGCCTGGAGCTCATTTCCCCGTGAGGACGCCCCATGGCCACGGTTGAGCTGCCCGCCCTCTACGTCGACACCGTCTCCCTCTTCGCCGAGACGCGCCGCCCTCTCCTCCTCAACCGCGCTCCGAGCCCCGAGGAGGAGGACGTCCCCGTCGATGCCGCGCTGGAGCTGGAGGTGGTGGACGTCGGCGTAGACGGCATTGCCCGGGCGGCCACCCGCGTCTGGGTGGATGGAGTCCTCGCCTTCGAATGCGGCGACAGCGTCGAGGTGCAACCCGCCTTCGCGGGGCCCCTGGCTGAGGTGACGCAGACAGCGGATACCCTGCGCGTGGTGCTCCACCCGGCGGTGCCGCTGGCCAGCCAGGCCACCGTCTCCGTCCGCGTCGTCTCGGCCACGGCCGGCGGCGCGCACCTCCTCGACGAGACGTACACCTTCACCGTGGAGGACCGCACTGCGCCCCGCCTCGTGGTCGCCCAGGCCCTTGCGCCGAAGTCCGTGCGCCTCGCCTTCGACGAGGACGTGCGGGTGCCGCCCACGGCGCGCTTCACCTTCACGCCTCGTGGCGCCCCCGCAGTCCCGGTGGCCTCCCTCGAGGCCGCGGCCGACGGCCCCCTCGTCCACCTCATCCTCGACACGGAGCTGACGCCGGACGTGGTGTACGAAGTCCGCGTGGAGGGCGTGACGGACGCGCACTACAACCCGGTGCTCGCCCCCTACCACCGCGCCACCTTCTCGGGCTTCCGTCCAGCCCGGCCGCCCGCCCGGAGCTTCCAGCTCTGGGACATGTTGCCCCGCCACAACCGCCGGGACGATGTGACGGGCGACCTGCACCGCTTCATTTCCTGCCTCCAGGAGGTGACCGACTTGCTCCTCGCCGACCTGGACGCCTTCCCCGACATCTTCGATTTGGAGCGCGCGCCGGAGTCCTTCCTGGATGCCATCCTCCAGGACTTGGGCAACCCCTTCGCCTTCGAGCTGGACGTCCTCGCCCAGCGCCGGCTGGCCTCCGTCCTCGTGGACATGTACCAGCAGAAGGGCACCGCGCTGGGACTGCGCAACGCCATCCGCTTCTTCCTCGGCATCGAGGTGCGGGCCATCTCCCCCTTCGCCTCGGACACCCTCGTTCTGGGTGAGTCCGAGCTGGGGGTGGACTGGGTGCTGGGGCCCTCGGAGCGCTTCGCTCGCTACGCCTTCAACGTCGAGGTGGAGCGTCTCCTCTCTCCGGCGGAGTGCCAGCGCCTACGCACCCTCGTCGAGTACCTCAAGCCCGCTCACACTGTAAGCGTCCGGCCAACGACGTGCTGA